TTCCTGATTCAGTTCTTGATGCAACTTTAGGTGGTTTCGTTAATTATTATCCTTCACTTATTTCAACTCTTGAAGATCAAGTTCAAGGTTTTGTAGGTGCTGGAGAAAATGATGACGAAGATTGGTCAGGTACATTCGTAAATGGCGCAGTTCTTTATGAACCAATGGAAAGAGGCGTTGGTGAAGTTGAATATCCTAAAGCATTAGGTCTTCAAGTATTCACTAAATTCGTTGCAGTTGGTACTTATCAAGTATCAGTTTCTGTTACTCAGGAACAAATTCAAGACCTTAACAAACAATGGGGTATTGATGTTATTGCAATGGTTGAAAACGCTGGTATTAATGAAATTTCTCAGGCTATTAACAAAAACATCCTTTCAAGATTATTTGCTCATGGTTGGGATAACCACATTAAAGCTAACACCGTTGAAGGAATTAACCTTAACTTAGACCTTACTTCAGGTAGTGCATCAACAACTCCTTCATACGCTTATATGGCAGGTGGAGCAGTTACTACCAGTACTATGGTCCTTCCTGGATTCCCAGTTTATGCTCCTGCTAGTACTACAGCATTTGAAAACCAAGACACTGTAATAAAAAGAGTTATGGCTCTTATACTTTCAGCTGGTAATGTTGTAATGCAAAGAGGAAGAAGAGGTCCTGCAAACTTTATCGTTACAAACCTTAAACTTGCTACAGCTCTTCAAAGCAATGCAGCTTATGCATTCTCACCAATGACCAATACATTTACTCAATCAAACGGTTCATTATACCCACTTGGTACAATCGCCGGAATGACACTCTATGTAGATCCTAACATGCTCTACACTGATACCAGAGTACTTGTAGGACGTAAGGGTGCTATTGATGAACCCGGAACAGTATTCTGTCCTTATTTAATGGCAGAAAGCGTTAAGCTTATTACTGAAGGTACAGGCGCTCCTAAAGTTATCATCAAAACTAGATACGCTTTAGTAGATGCAGGTTTCCATCCAGAAACTCAGTATTTAACACTTTACATTAAAACTAATACAGGCGCAATAATTTAATTGTAACTAAATTAGTTAATAACAAAAAAGAGGAATTTAAATTCCTCTTTTTTTATGTTTAAATGTTTCCTCTGTGATGATAAAAAAGTTGTCCGTATGGCGAATTTGTAAATTGATTTCTAAAATTATTACCGAATTGCGTAGGATCACAAAATAATTGAATATCATACCTTACTGATAAAATTGTTAAAACAGATTGATCATGTCTATGATCTTTAAATTCCGCAAAATTAGGACGTCCACACATATTAGGATCATCAGTAACAATTCTTGGATCTCTTAAATATTTAAGCCACTCTTTTAAAAATTCAATATTTTTATCAGTTTTCATCCATAATGAAACTGCTCCATTAGTCATATTTGCATTCCAATATTTTTGTTCATCAGCATTTGTTAAAACAAAGCAATCTCTTTTAGTCCAAGTCTTTGCAATATGACTAGGTACATCAACTGGTGGTAATTTAAATATCATCTTTCCATCACACGTGTCTCTTTGAGTCACTTCAAACAAAGGAGTAAGGGTATCTATTACTTTTAAACCTGCGTCACTATAAAGAACCACATCACCTTCTTCAAGTTTTTCAAAGGTTTTTAATATAAGATAGGGCTTCCATATCCAATAACCAGCTCCTCGCGGTTTACTTAAAATGTAGCTATTTTTTATCCAAAATTCTTCATTTTTTAACTGATCTTGTTTATAACAAATAACCTCATCTACTTTTCCAATTTCTATAGAAGTTTTTTCAAGTAATTCTAGACTTTTGAAGAATTTTTGATTTCCGAATGATATATGGACTTTTTTCATATTCTTGTAATTATATCTATACCAACATATATGGAAATATTGAATATATTATATTTCATAAAATTGTTAATTTTATCTAATAAAAAATCATCATAACTTATTTTTCTATTGTCATATTCGATGTCGTTTTTATTATAAGACATTCCTGGCCATTGTTTAGAACACTGTGTTAAATCAACATTCACACAGTGTGTATCTTCAATAATATAAATTCCCTTTGAAGCTAACATCGGCCAATATAATTCAAAAGACGCAAACGTAAATTGGTTTACATGACTGCCATCATCTATTACAATATTTAAATTGCCATATTTATTTTGAATATTATTTTTAATATTTACATCATCCTGAGAACCTATAAATATTTCTATTCTTTCAGATTCTTCTTTTTTACATGTTGGATCAATATCTAGACCAATAATATTAGCATTTGGAAAATAATCTCTCCACATTTTAATAGATTTTCCTCCAAGTACGCCTATTTCTAAAATATTTATTGAAGCTTCTCTCATTTGTTCTAAATGAGGTTGGTATCTAGTTAAATATGTTATGCCTGCGTGCTGATGTCTACTTTTATCTGTACCATATTTTAATCCTATTTCTTGTAAATCCATTGTAATTTTTATTTTAAGTTATTTATAAATGCATCATCTATTCCTAATCTTTTATAAAACGAAAAATTTTTTGTTTTGAGAAAATCTCGTATAAATGATTCGCCTTCTCCGTTTTCGTATATTATTACTTTTATATGAAATTTATCATAATCAATACTTTTAAGTATTTTTAATTCAGAGCCTTCAGTATCAACAGATAAAAAATCTATATCATATATTTTATTTTCTTCAAGAATTTCATTTAATATTCGAGTATGCACTTCAATAACTTTTCTTTTTGCTCCAATTCTTTGACTTTCAGATAATATGTTTGACATGTGTTTAAATGTAATGTCTTTTGCAATGCCGCTTAACATATCGGGATAACCATCAAATTCTACTAATGTAAATTTTTCTATTCCATTAGTTTCATAACATGCACAATTATATGTAATGCAGGATCTATTTTCAATTAATTTTTTATATTCATATTCTATTGGCTCTATACATATTCCCGTCCATTCTAATTCTTTTTCTAGTACATATGTATTTGAAAGATCTATACCATCATGAGCTCCTATATCTATAAATACACCATTTCGTTTTCCTTTAAAATAATTTACTATAAATTGATCTTGTTTATGTTGGCTTTTATATTCCATTTTTATTTTATATTTATTGGTTGTCCAATATATTCATTATTAATTCTTAAGTGAGGTATTTTTCTCGCTCCTTCGTTATATCTATCTTGGTCATCATGAATGCAAGCAGAATCTTTAATTAATGGATATATCATTCTTGCAAGAAATTCTTGATCTGTTGCATAAGTATTAATATATTTAATATTATTAAATTGCAATATAAGATCATCATAATTAATACGAGAAATAAAATCATATGTTGCACCCCACATTCCCCCCATTATTTTTGTATTATGCATAGGATGATCTCGTATAATGTGAAATTCTTTTTTACTTCTCTCCCAATCTATTATACAATTTTTTTCTCGCTGTGTTAGTCTTCCATCAGTATCTCTAACTATAAATCTTTCAACGTCTTTATCTTTTAAAACTTCAAATCTCCAAAACATACCCGGGGCATCCATATGTTTAATAAAAGGGTTTTCTAATTTCTTAACTACTTCGCAGTTTTCTTCTTTTATTTTATTACATATATCTTCAGATACTAAGTCATGAATATAGAATCTACAAATCCATTCAGGATATATAAGTTTTTGTAACTTAATATTTTCCAGTGCTCCAATAATATACTTTTGATCATTTCCCCAAAGAGAAAATGATATGATTTTTTTCATCGTTAAAAAAATTAATCGCCATCAGTGCATCTTTTACAAATTGGATCTATTTTATAATCGCCATTTTTATGTATTTCTCGTAAATACTTAATTTTATCAGAATTCCATGCTTCTTTCAATGTTATATCTGAAATATTTCCAATTTTATGTCTTAATCCATACATTGTACAGCAGGGAAGAATATCTCCTTCTGATGTAATTACTATTTGCTTAAAGGGGAATGAGCAATGGAATTCTTTTTCTGGCTCTTTTATTGTTAATCCTGTATGAACATCTAAAATTTCATTCATTTTTTGAACAATAACCATATCGGCTTTATCTTTCCAATAATCTACAAATAGTTGTTCTTCATCTTTATTAATTGCAGTTCTAAGGAAATTTACACGAACAACAGGATATCTTAATCCCATTTCATTACGAATCTTTATAAAGTTTTCAGTATTTTCAATTATTTTATCAAAACCATTTGAGTTACGAAGAGCATTATAAGTTTCTGCTTTAACCGCATCTATGCTAACAAATATTTTTGTAAGGCCACTCTCTATTAAGCTTTTTGATCGTGAGGGCGTAAGAAGAACTGCATTTGTACTTAAAGAAATGTTTATCATTCCTTTTTCTTTAGCAAATTCAATATATCTTTCAAGATCTTTTACAAGAAGAGGTTCATTTAAATAATTAAGTTTTAAACTTCTTGTGCCAAATTTAATAGCTTGTTCAATCACAAAGATAAATTGATCAAAAGTCAAAGATGACATTTTACGTTTAGTAATCCCATGAATACAAAAAGCGCAATGATGATTACAATTGCTATTAAGTTCTATATCAATTTGAGCAGGATTAAGATTTATTTTTAAATTTGCTGCATCATTATATTGTTTACGAAATTTTTTCCATTCTTTAGAATTAAGTCCATCAGGCGTTTGTTCATAAAATTTTCTATGAAGAGACTGCGCAGTTTCATTTTTTCTTTTGATAAATTTATAACTCATATTTTATAATTATTTTATAAATTAAATACTTGATCAATTTTATATTGTGTTTCTATATTTTTGCCAGTAAGAATATAATGCCATGTCCATTCAAATATATGCGCTGGATTATTTCCTGCAGGATTAATTGGATCTTTTGCAAAATTTACCCAAACTAAGCATTTACTATAAAAATCTCGTGAATGATGTAATATTAATGATTTACTTACAACAAATTGAGAGCTTCCATACATTGTAAATTTATCCGGCAATATCATTTCATTTCCAAATATTTCATTCCAATAATTTTTTATTAAATTGTATGGTCTAGCGTGAGGAGGACTTATCATTGAAATTTCTTGATATGTTTCTCTCTTATTTACAGAAAAATAATCATCTAATTCCCAATTAACATGATTACATATAAAGTCAGCATCATAATCTTGATGCCAATTGTTTCTATGACCATGTAAAAATAAAATTTTATCAGGTAATTTATTATAATTATCAATAATAAATTTTAAATATCCGTTTGTATCATTACCCTGAATCACGGGGTAATAAATAAATCGAGTATCTGATTTAGAATAAACATATATACTTACATCGGGATTAATATTTTTAACCCAATCTATATTTTCTTTATAATGTGTTATTACAACTGCGTTCATTTTAAAAATTTTTTATTTATCCAAATACTTTCAGATTGCGAAACTATATTATTAATAAATCTAAAATAAAGTTGTTTAAAATCATTTTCTTCAAGAAGTTTTTTAACATCTGCATACAATTTTTGATTTTGCCATATTTGTCGATGTTCACACTCTATATGAATACTTTTTATTTTTTTAATTGATTCTTTAAAACTTTTTAACGCTTCATAAGCAGCACCTTCTACATCTATTTGACATATATCTATTTCTTCTATATTATAATCTTCCATTATTTTTTTACCCGTAAATGCAGAAACATCAATAATTTCAGTATAATTTTCATGATAAAAATTATCATATCTATCTAAAACTGAACTAGTGCCTGCTGCTACACTACAATTAAATTTTACATTTTTATTTTCATTAAATATTGCACATCTTATTAAATTATATTGAGGATAATTATGCGCTATATTTTTTTGTTCTTCTGGATGTGGTTCTATAATAAAAACATTATTTGGAGATATATTAAATATTTCTGCAAAATAATTAGAATCATCTCCGGTTGCGCCACCTATTTCTACAATATTTTTAGGTATTATAATAGTTTGATTAGTAATTAAATTAACATAATTTTTTAATTCTTCTATTTCTGGAAGTCCAGGCTGGTTAATTTTCATAAAATATAATTTATTAATTTATCTATTTCATTTTTATACGTGTTATAAGGTCGTATAGAATGACAGTCATAATACATTCCTAATTTTAATTTTTCTACACTGTACGGCCAATAATTATAATTATAATGACTTCTATCTATTCTAGATTCTGAAGGACGAATAAGTCTCATAATTGATTTATTTTTTAATTTATTTGCTAAATAAATTTCATCGCTGCCCCAATATATTTCTCCATTTATTTGATAAATAGAGTCTTTTAAAATATAAATTTGTTCTTCCCATGTATTTTTTAATTCTAAATATTTTTTGAAAATAGAGCCTTTTGCTATATTATAACAAATACTTATAGTAGTTTCATCTACTCCTGATAAAATATATTCGTCATCATCTATATTTTCTATAGCAGTTTTAAATGGATATGAAGACAACGGAATCATGTCCATATCAGTTGTAATGCAAACGTCTTTTGGAAAAAATTGAAGATACCATAATCTTGCAAATTGAGATTGAGAAACTGTAGAAATATTTAAAATTGGCGTAAGTTTAATAACTGTTCCATAAGTATCATCAATATCTATATTTTTTTCATCAACATAAAGTAAAATCGGTTCAATATCAAATTTTAATTTCCAAACTCTTGAAACACATGGCCAAAAATCTAAATACATTGGATTTGAATTACATGACATTATAGCGTATTTTATCTTCATGATTTTCTTAAATCTTGTCTATCTATTACTCTTCTATCTAATTCCGAAAAATCTGTGATTTGAAATGCTGTTTTTGGAAGATACATATATGCTCTTAAAGGATCTACTTCTCTAAACATTATATCATTCATGGAATCATCATTTGTTGTTTTAAATGAAAGCATTGCATCAGAAATTTTATTAAAACCATTTCCTCTAACTAAATACGCATGCAATCCATCTGTAAAACTTGTAGTATATAAATGTTCTGTAACCTTTTCCATTTTCTTATAAACAAAATTTCGAACTGCACCGCCAAGATAAATGTGTTCCCAATCAAGATTTTTACTTTCATTTTCAATATTTATAAATACTTCCTGTATATTTTCTGGAAATTCTACATCATCTTCTACAATAAAAGCTGTTTTTGCGTTTAGCATTTTAGCAAATTTTAATGCTCCAATATGAGACATCGTGCACGCAATTTGAAATCGATTCATTTTATTTGTGGGTATTCTTGATAATTCATCTTTAAATGAAAAATAAGATCTATGCGGAGGAATTACTGATACAATTCCCGGAGTTATTTTTTCACCATCATAAGCTGGTAAATAATAAACATCTTTAAACCCACGTTCAGATAAATGAGATTCTAATCTCGTTCTTCTATCTTTTCTTCTTTCTAAGCTAATCGCTATTATAATATCATAAAGCATTTCTATATATTTTTTGCACTTCTTCAGGAACAGGAGCTTTATAAGTTTTATCATCAGCTACTCCTGGCAAATTTGCAGCTAAACAATGTTCAGCATCTACTATAAATAAAGGCTTTATTTTTAATCCTTTTTCTTTAGCGTTTTCTCCCATAAAAGTTTCTGAATGATATTGTATGCCACAATCATACAATCTTCTATAATCTCTTCCTACATATGAAAATTTTCTAACACTTTCTGATTTTCCTATCGCAAACCAATCACAAGCAGAAAACCATCTTCCATCTATAAGTGGATTGTACATTGCAGTAGATGATATAATTTCATCGTCTGTTGTTAAAATTCTATTAATATCTAAAGGTTTATAAAAAATATGATCAATTCTACTTAAAATAAAATAATCATATCGTTTTTCAACAATACTCACAGCCTTATACATTGAAAAAAGCAAACATTGAACATTAAATGGCTTATTTACACAATATCGTTTTCGTTCTGGATTTTCAATCCATTGAGCAGATTCTTTAACATCATCATAAGATGTTAAAAGCATTCTTTTAGGCTTATAAAGTTCGGTATATTCAGATATATTTTCTTGTTCAATCCAAGTATGAGAATAAATATCTTTTATATTCAAAGGATCAATCACATTTTGTTTCCATACTAAATAACACAATTTAATATGCCTTAATTGCCCATAAAATATTAAAGCAATATTACTCATTATAATAAATTTTTAGTTCTTAATTCATTTTCTGATGCTTGGGGATTCCAAGCATTTCTTCCTATAATATTATAAGGTTTAAAAAGATGTCTACTCGACATATTTCTTGGCATACTTTCTGTTTTAAATCTTCTATTCAAGTAACCTTCGGCATTCCAAATATCATTATACATAAAATATGCTTTATCATATACTTGTTTAACAATATCAATAGAAGCTATATAAGAAGAATCATCCATATTATAAATGTGTTCATAATTCATACAGTTATTTTCGTATATAGCAAAATTGTTAAAAGTTTTTAAAGATTTTAGATTATCTTTTGGAATTCTTAAATGCATACAATATCCAGCGCAAAATGAAAGCATAAATTGGTTTTTTTGTTCTTTTATATAATTAACGAGTTCTTCAAAATTTATATCATCATTATCATCGCTGAATGCATCATCTTGAATAAAAAAAAGATGCGTACATTTTAAATTTTCTAATATTTGTAAAAGATTTTTGACGCATTGCGTGTATGAAATTCCATTGAATCGTAAAATTTGAGTATTTTTAACAGGATTTTTATCAATAAAGTAATTTACGATATCATCATTACTATTATGAAAAGAATAAAAATTTATATCGCATAAATTTTTAAATTCATGTAGTTTTTTATCTCGAAAATAAATGTCCAGAAGTCTTTTTCTGTCATTTCCATAGGTTTGTGTAAAAGATATTAACATAGTATTTTATAATTTATAACATAATCGCTACATATTCCGTAGCATTTTTCTATATTTTCAAACTTCTTAACTTCTGGCAAAACTGCTATAGAATATTTAGTGAGATATTTTCCAGGAAGTGTCCATAAATATCCGTTTGATGTTAATGTTACATCATCATATTGATGCCAAAAATATTCTCCATTAAATTTTATATGCTTTAAATACTCTAAAGTTTCAATTGATTTGCAATGTATCCACAAATTATCTGCTTTTATAAATTCTTGATCTATTTCGTATTCTTTTTTATCGTGTCCTAAAAATAAATGGCCATAAATATATCGTAAATCTATTTCACAATTATATCCTAAAGATAAAGCTTTAATTATGTAATCGGGGTTATTTTCTAATTTTAAATTTTTGCCGTTAATATTTCCTCTATGCGATATTAGTATCATATTTTTCTACATATTTATTAAAAATTTCAACATCTTTAGGTGTACCAATTACGTGAACTTCTTCAACCTCTCGAGTTTTTACTATTAATCCATCTCTAATGAGTAGATTATATATAGGACATATATAAAATTCATTTTTATGTGTTATCTTTTTATCTAATAATTCTTCAGCATATTTTACAAACATCTTTCCTGTTCTAAAATAATATAATCCTATTGTTGCATTATTACTTATTACTTCTTTTTCTGCTGTTTCAACCACATTTCCATTTTTTCCTAATTTAACATAACTATGAGCAGGGCAATCTGACCAATATGTTAAAAGAAAGCCATCTTCTAATTCTATAGAAGCGGGATTAAAAACTGGCTTCCAACAAACATCTAATGTATATGTAAACAAAGGGATTTCATTATCAATATATTTTTTAGCATATAGGCATGTTTCTACACTTCCACGTGTATCGCCATCAATAGAAATTATAACGATGTCTTCTCCAAATTTTTGTTTTAAAATTTTATCAATATTATAATTATCTATATGTTCTTTTCTTACTATAAATATTAAATTACATTCTTGTAAATTTATTGCTCCCAATGACCAATCAATTGATTGCTTATTCGCTACAGATATTAGAGGTTTAGGAGTATCAAATCCTTGATTTAAAAATCGAGATCCTTTTCCTGCCATAGGTATTAATAAATTATACTTTTTATTCATGTTGTTTAATTTTAATTAATTCCGTTGTATTAATATGAGAATTTTCTATTATTTCTTTCACGTCATTATTCTTAAAAGATTCTATGATAAAGGCTGCTGCAAAAGAATCTCCTGCTCCTAAAACATTTACATCTTCTAAATATAAATCATTTGGCAAAGCATATTCGTATGTTTCTTCACCATTACTGCAAATGCTGCCATGAGAATCATGAGCTATTACCCATCCTTTTGTTTTTTTGCCGATTTCAATTACATCATCAAACAAATCTTCTTTTGAAATAAAAAGATAATCTATCATTGACAAATAAGGCACGCAATTTTCTGGACATTCTTTTGTAATATCTGCACTTATTATTCCACTAAGTTTATTTATAAATTCTATATCTATATTGGGTATTTGATTTATATATGCTAAATGATTCCAATCTGCTTTCATTACTCTTGGTTGTATTATTGTTTTATTCAATATTGCTCTTCCTACTTTTTCTGTTTTTTTAATATTGACAACAATTATAGCTTCTCCAATTGAAGTGGGCTGCATATTAATGAGTGTTTTTCCGTTTAATTTCATTAAACTATCCCATACATTTGCTATTCCTCCTAAAGTTTCTCTATATCCAGTATCAAAAAATATCCTATCTACCGTTAAGTGTCCATATAAATTTATTATTTTCATATAGTTTTATTATTTCATTTCTTCACTTGTAATTTCATTTTTATCTAAATTAGCTACATCTTCTTCAGATGCATCTTTCAAATATCCAAACTCTTCAAACAAATCATACAATTCAACTAATACACCTTCCCCGCCTTTATTTTTTAATATAAATTTTGCAGCCTTTTTAATTATATTAGGAGAATCTACTGTACAAAAGGTTAATTCTAATTTTTTAAACATTGATAAATCAAAATAATCATCACCAATAAAAGCTATTTCATTAATATTGCATTTGTATTTTTCAAAAAATATATCTACAAATCTACTTTTATCCAAACTTAGATCAGAATTTCTACTACAATAAAATTCTATGTTTCTTTTAGCAGCCATCTTTTTATTAAAATTATCTCCTGATAATAAAATAATTTTAATTCCTGCTGCTGTAAATCTTTTAATTGCAGTAAAATCTTTACACATAAATCTCTTAGTTAATACATGGTGATTTTCATCATACACCTTTGTTCCATCTGTCAAAACACCATCTACATCTACTATTAATAATTTAATTTTTCCTATATTATTCATCTTGATAAATTTAAATAAACCGGCATATTATTAAATAATATTTCTTTAAAGTTATTTTCCATATCTTCATCACTAATAGGCCAATATTGTTTGATATTTTTAAATCCACTCATATGATCTTTATCATCAGTTGCCCAATGTGACCATCCTAACCATTCATAATCTTTTCCTCTACCACTTCCAACTAATTTAACTGGAATTGATTCATGATCTACATAATTTCTAATAAATTCAAATGGTCTATAAATCACAAATGGCGTGATAGAATAACAAATAGGTATCTTTTTCTCCATTGCTAAACCAATTCCTATGCCTAGCATTAATTGCTCCGCGGCTCCAACATTTATAAATCTTTTTTTAAAATTATTCTTAAAATCATCAAAAAGGTTATAACCTAAATCCCCTGTCACAAGATATATATTATCATCTTCTTGCATATGTTCATATAACAATCGTATAAATGTTTTTCTTACACTCATAATAAATTTGTTAAAATTTTCATGCCTAATTCGTATTGTTCTTTATTAATTTTAATATAATGCGCAGATAATCCACTTAAAAAGGGCAATATTTCTGTAGAAGTTCTATGAAAAATAATATTCGGTAAAAAACTTTTTAATCTTTTTTCAAGATAATCAAGATCAATAGTATCATAACATGACCATCCATTTGCGTTAACATGTATTTCTATATTACAAATATTTTGATTTTTTATAAATGCTAATGATTCCCATATGCTTCCTTCAGCGCATTCACCATCAGAAATGGTAACATATACTTTTCTTTTTTGATCAATTAATGCTCTGCCTATTGCGATTGGCAAGCCACTGCCTAAACTACCAGTTGAACAATATATATAATTTTCTTCTTCTCGATTTGGATGTCCCCCGTGTCTACGTACTAAATCATCTGCATTAATATTATAATATTTTTCTAATGTAGCATATAATGCATATGCTGCATGCCCATTAGATAAAATAAAAATATCGTTTTCTTTTTTATTTTTAAAAATTTCGTCAATTATATCTATACAACTAAAACAACTCCCTACATGTTCTTCATTATGATCATATAAAAGTTTAAGTAATCTAGCCTTTAAGTTAAATTCCATAATTATTTTTTAAGTATTTCTATAAGCCAATTTTCAAATCCATCTATATTATTTGCATTACGTTCTCGCTGTTCATCTGTAAATATTGGTTGTGTATACATTTGCATATATAAATTATTATCGACTTCCATTTTTTTTATTAAATTTATTGCTTCATTTATACCAAGTTTCATAGTGTTTATAAAAGCGTTAGTATTCCAATCTTTTCCAACGTCAGGATCTCCCCAATATATTGGAATACTACCTACTAAAAAAGCGTCCATTAATTTTTCGGTAGTATATCCTGGATAAGAATTATTTTCGAATGTAATAGAATATTTGTGCTTATTTTGCTGAAAAAATTCATCCTTTGCTTCTCTCCAGTATTTTCCGTGTGAAGCTTTAATTAAACTAAAATCATTTGTTTTAAATTTTCCATACGAATGAATTTTTCCTAATGATTGCATATTTAATTTTTCATAAAATGCATTTCTAAAAAAATTATTCGGATTTGATACTATAAAAGAACAAAATCTGTCAAATTTTTCATAATTAAGACGATGACTAAATACTCTTTCTCGTAATTTTGGCCACAATAAACAATAAATTTGCCATAACGGAAGTCTATAGTTAGTTTCGCTTTGAGGATCAAAACTAATACTATAATTACTTGCAAACTGTGAAGACCTCCAATTTTCTGCTAATATTAAAACCTTTTTGCATTTATATTTCGGAGTTTCTTGCATTCTATTGAAAATAGAATGAAATATAACATCAGGGTTGTGATTGTTATACTCAACATCGAAATATTTTTTAAGAATAGGAGAAATAAAATCTTCTAAATTCCACTCTGGCCAAAAATCTGCAAAGGCTATACATAATTTATCCATCAAGTTATTCTTTTAAGTATTGTTAATCCATTATTATTGATAAATGTTTGATGTATTTTCCAATTACTGTTTATTGCTAAAAACACATTTATAGCTGGGCCCAATTGAAAACGACATGAATAAGTATCATGTAATATAATATATTTTTTGGCTTTTGATCCTAATTTACTTAATTCTTTATTAAGTTGTTCCATTGTATGTAAAGTATCTATAAAAAGTAAATCGGTTTCTTCTAATGAAATTTTAAGATCATCCCCTAAAATAAATTTAAAATCGACATTTATTTCTTTAGCAGCATCATATACTTCTTGCAAATTTCCATCAAAGGTTTCGGGATATACTATATCTACTGAAACTAATTTTTTGGGTTTTGCTGCTAAAAATGCCCAAGTAGAAACAATTCCTCGTACACCCAATTCAGTAACATGCTCGCATTCTTTGGCATACTTTTTAAGTATAGGCATATGTTCATTTATATCGCTCGATAAAGTGCAAAAATATTCGTATTTTTCTTGTGCAATCATTGTAACTTAATTATTTGTAAAATATGTTATATAAATATTCCATTTTTTCAGTATCATTTCTGAATCTGGGATTCATTAATAAAAAATTTTGTGTAAGATTTGTAAAATTTAATTGTTCTGTTTTACATCTAAAAAATATGTATTTTTCTAAAATACTTTTTGGCGTATTTTTTAAAAAATCTAAATTATAATCAACAAAAGGAATGTGTGGTACTTTTTCTGTCATTAAAACGTCAGAACGTTGGAAATATAATCCTATATCAAAATCATCGCCATATCCGCTGTATTTAATTTCATTTTTATTACTAACAATATTTTCAATCATATCTCTTGAATACATCATAGCAGTGCCTGAAGGATATTTTACTTGTTTAGTTTTAAAATATAATTCTTCGTTAGGTTTTAAATTTATAATTATTTCATGACCTGCATAGTAATTTTTTCTGGGCTTATCTTCTAAATATTTGTATAAAGCATCTAAGCGAACAAATGTACTAGCATTTGGCCTAATAAGATAATCAAATTCAAAATTTTTTAAACAGAATTCAAAGGCCTTTATAGTTTTTGTTAATAAATTTGTGTCATCTTCAGATAAATGTAATTCATTATCAATCATTTCTTCTTTAGAATAACCTCCAAAATATGCAAATACTTTAATATTTGGAATATTTAAAGATCCCCAAGTTTTAAATGCACCTTTAATTATCGAAGGAAAAGAATTATTTTTTGATGCTAAAATAGGCAGTATAAGTTTCATTTCCAATAGCTATATAAGTTTTTATCAATTTCATAATCCATATTTTTTACTTTTCTTTGTGGTTGTTCTTTTGCCCACAAAAACATTTTTTCTAAAAGATCGTATACGTTTGTATTATCTTTAAATCCTAACATTTTTTTTGCCTTTGAATGATCTGAATAAGCAAATTTAACTTCATGACGAGGTTCTGCGTGTTTAATATCGCAATCATACCCATGTTGTTTAACAACACTTTTAAGAATATCTGCAATTTCATTTAATTTATATTCTTTATCTGCGCCAATATTAAAAGTTTCATTATTAAAGTCATTCATCAATGTTTCAAGGGGTTCCATATAATAATATATGTCAGAAAAAGCCCTTTTTTGTAATCCATCTCCATAAATTAATATGGGCTTATTATTTAAAACATTATAAATCCATATGCCTATGACGTTTCTATATCGATCCCATATGTTTTGATATACTCCTATAATATTATGCGGACGAACAATAGTATAATTTAATCCGAATTGTTCATGCGCACATCTTAAATCACTTTCAACTGCATTTTTTGCAATTCCATAGGGGTCAATTGGTTTAAGCTCATCATCTTCTTTAAACGGTGGTTTTCCTATTCCGTATACAGACATAGAAGAAGTAAATATTATTTTTTTAACATCATATTTAATACAATTATTAATAATATTGGCTGATCCTAAGATATTATTAGTATAATTATATTTCCTAATAAACGGAGAAAGACATTCTGCTGCATATGCAGCAAAATGATAAACAATATCTGGATGATGTTTTTCAAAAATATTTGTCAAATCATTAACAATATCTGAAGTATATAAATTTTGATTATTTATTATTCTATTATCTACATATTCTATGTATCCACCCGACAAATTATCAATTCCTAACACTTCATATCTTTTATCTACTAAATATTTAGAAAAATTTGCGCCAATTAAACCAGCAATGCCTGTAATTAAAATTTTCATAAAATTATAATATTTTTATATTATATTTCTATTTAAAGTATTAGTTTTATTTAATTTAGCTTTTAATTTATCTAAATTCATCGTAACATCATAAGGTCTTTCAAATTTATGATCATCTAATATAGGGATACAATCTTTTTGAGTTTCTTTTGCTAAATCGTATAATGTTTTAATTTCTGTTCCTACATTATAAACTCCACAAGCATCCAACATTATTAATTGAATAATTAGATCAGCGATAACTTCTACGTAATCTAAATTACTAATTAAATCTATCCAGCCGGTTTTCCATGGAAACGGACGGGGTTTAAAAGAGTTTCTTGCTATTAAATATTTTTTTGATATAGCCTGTATATATCCATCAGACAACAATTTTGTATATGTATACCAGTTATTAATATGTACAGGAACATCATCTTCACTTGCGCAAGATTTAGAATTTCCGTAAATATAATCTGTACTTATATGAACTAATTTTTTATCAAATGTATTGCATAAATCAGCTAAATAAATTACGCCCAAATAATTTATATTCCAATGACGTTCTTTAGTATTATCAATAGTATTAGTATATCCAATACAATTAATTATTGTATCATAATCATCTTTCATTATAAAATCTGCATATGACGCAGGAGAAAGAAAATCTATATTATTTTTTTTTCTACTTATGTAATCCCAGGAGGTTTGTTTAACTATTTCTGTTCCCAACAAGCCATCACCTAATATTAAAGGTTTCATAATTGAATGTTTTTTGTAATGTTGTCAATATATTCAAATGTTTTTTCTGTATAATTTGGAGAACACCCCAAGAAAAATACTTTCTCTAAAACTTGGTTAGAATTAGGATATTTTTCCCAATCATCTAAATTTTTATAAGCTGGATGCAACAAGATATTTCCTGCAAAATAATTTCTTGTTTGTATTTTATTTTTTTCTAGTTGTTCAACTAAACTTACCTTTATATTTTTAGATTTGCATATAATTGGTATTCCAAACCAAGATACAAAGGAACCTTCATTTTCATCTATAACTCTAATTCCTTTTAAATTTTTTTCTAAAATATTTTGTATTATTTTTTTGTGTCTAATTCTTCTTTCAATAATATTTTCAACTTTATCTAATTGGCATAATCCGATTGCGCCCTGAAAATCCATTGGTTTTAAATTATATCCAACATTTGTAAAAATATATTTATGATCTAATAAAATATCTTGTTCTGGAAGCCATTTACTAAATCTTTTTTTGCAAGATCCATTAGATAATAAATTTTCAACACCAACACATGTACAATCTCTGCCCCATGTTGCCATACTTTTAGCAATCTTAATAATTTCATATACATTTGAAGAAATCATTCCGCCTTCTCCTGTTGTAATATGGTGAGCAGGATAGAATGAACAGCTAGATGCAATTGAATATTCAGATAAATATCTATCTTTCCATTTTGATCCCAAACTATCACAATTATCCAATATTAATTCAATATTATATTTACGACACAGACTTAATAAAAAATCGATATCAGGTGGATTTCCTAATACAGGAGAAACAAAAATACCTTTAGTTTTTTCAGTTATTTTAGCCCCAATATCATATATATTGAAATTTAAAGTTTCAAATTCTATATCAATAAAAACTGGCTTTAAATTGTTTATAGTTATTGCTGATAATGTTGTTGGAAATCCCACAGCAGATAAAATTATTTCATCATTATCATTCCAATTAAAATATTTTTTAAGAGCAGCTATCATAATTAAATTAGCAGAACTGCCAGAATTAACCATAACAGAATAATCTAATTTAAATTTTTTAGAAAAAGCTTTTTCAAAATCATGAACACTCGTTCCGCTTGAAAACCAATTTCCTAATATTAAAGATTCTATTATAGTATATAATTCTTTTTCATCATAATATGGACCAGAATAATACACATTATCATCGCTTAAATGCATGAATTTTGGAATTTTTCCATAAATTCTATTCATATTAATTAAAAAGTCAGTTATATAAGCAGAAGGTTCCATAAATTTATTTAATCATTTTTATATTCTTTTCTAACTTTAAGATTTTTTTTCCATGTTGCTTCAAGCATAATAGGATCTACATCATATAATTTAAAGTGATAAATCATTGCATTAACATCTTTTGGGAAACATGCGCCGCCAAAACCAAAATCTCCGTCAGGCCCAGGAACTGCCCAATGAGTTTTTCCAAGTCTTTTATCAAGCATCGTATATTTCGCAACTTCATCATAATCAATCTCAGCTTCTTTACAAAATTCGTAAATTTCATTAGCGTAACTTACTTTCATTGCTAAAAATGTATTTGCTACATATTTAACCATTTCAGCAATTCTATTAGTAGTATATACAATTTTAACCTTTGGAAATAATACTTTATAAAGTTTCCCCACTAATTTTGCATATGTTTTAATTCCTCCTATTATTATTCTATCTTGATTAGCAAAATCTTCAACTGCGTTAGCAGCAGTTAAAAATTCAGGATTAAAGCATATATAAACGTTTGAAGTTATAACATTCCATGAATCAGTTTTGCCAGGAGGAATAGTTGATTTTAAAATAATAATTTTTAATGATTTTGCTATATATGATATTTCTCGCAATACATCTTCAACTATAAATGTATTACATTTTCCTTCATCTCCCATCGGTGTAGGAAGACAAAGAAAAATAAATTCGCATTGATCTACAACTTCTTTAAATGTTGAATTACATTTATCTTTGATTAAATCATATGTTAAAACTTCATATGCTTCTTTAAATTTCTGGTATACTGCGTTTCCTACAAAACCTTGACCAATTATTCCTATTTTTTCCATATTTTAATATCGTTTAATGTATCTTTTAATAAATCGTTATAACTATATTTAATTTCTTTTGATTTAAGATATAAAATTTTTTTAGTTGCTACATTATGAATAGTATTTTCGACTACATAATCTTCGTAACTTAATTTACTTTTTTTATATAATTCTCTAATAAAATCGTTTATAAAAGTAAGTCTCCCAGATCCTACAATTTCATCAGACATTGCTAACAAAGATCTTTCGACTAGATATTTTGGATGTATTAAATCTCTATAGAAATACGTGTCCCCTATTTCTATTTTTTTCTTATTTATTATTGAATCAAATATTTTAGAAAATAAAAAATCTGGTTTGCGATACGGAGAATTAAAATTAAATGGATGAAGAACAAAAACGTTTTTAACTTTTGATTCATGTATATCATCAGCCATTAAGTGTTTTGATAAACAATATGCAGCATAAGGAGACCTTTCATCATAATCAAATTTATCTTTTATATCAATCGCGCCTATATAATTATTCCACAATTCGCATGAACCATATACAATTAGGTAATTTGCTTTATTTTTAAAAAATTCAACTAATTCTAATATCAATGTAGTGTTAATGTCAGCGTATGCAGTTAATTCTTTTATTGTATGAATTCGCTGTTCGGCAAATGTTAGAAACACGCGATCGTAAAAACTATCTTTATAAAGTTTTAAATTAATATTTCGTGAAGATATTTTTTCAAAATCTTTTGGAAAATAATGAGATAATTGTGATGTGCCTATTACTAAACTATTCATATTTTTTATATGATTTTTCCTCTATAATATCTGAATCATATTTTAAATTAATTTCTTTTTTAATTTCTGAACGTTTATCATTTAAATGATATATTTCTCTAGCATATAAAATAAAATTCTCATCAAACTCTTCATTTCTTTCTTTTTCACGAATCATGTCTTCAACATTCCATAGTTGAAAATTAACATTTAAAAGTTTAGAATACAGCTTATCGTCAATAGGAAAATCTTCAGCAGCAGGCTTTAGTAATTCCATTTCTTTTATAATATTGACTAATTTAGTTATATCAGATATATGTCCACTCTTAATATCAAGAATAGAAATCTTATCGTACAATTCACCTAACGATACGGGTATCAATATTTTCATAATTTTATATTATTTCAAATTTGGGACAAGGTATAATAAAATGCCCACCATTTTCTAAATATTCTTTTTCTCTTTCTACAAATTCATTAATAAAATGCCACGGAAGAACAAGTAAATAATCTGGTTTAACCATTCTCATAGTTTCTTCTGAATGTATAGGAATATTAGTTCCGATTGTTTTTAATCCAAATTTATATGGACTTCGTTCTGCTGCACCATCAATTAGTTTATTATCTAATCCAAACCATTGTAATAACGTATTTCCTTTTGTAGATGCCCCATAAACCCAAATACTTTTTCCTTGATTATGAGCATCTTTAATAAATTCTGCAGTTTTCATTTTAAGTAATTGTATTTTACTAGAAAAATCCATGTACGCATCTTGTTTATCAAGCTTTAAAGTTTTTTCGTATTCTCTTAATGCTTGTATTCTCATATTAGCTACATCTCTATATGGAGAGGATCCAAAAGAATGTACGTTAGCTTTTTTCTTTTGAATATAAGTACGAAAGCTTCCTCCATTAATATCATTTAATTGTACATCAACTACTTTAAATTTTGTTTTATCTAACATATATTCCATTGAATACAGCGAATGATAGAATACGTGTTCGTGGCAAATATTATCAAACGCTAATTGTTTTATCATTAACGGCATGTAACTTTGCTGAATAACAAATAAACCGTCATCTTCCATTATATCATAGACATCTTTAAGAAATTCAATAGGATCATCAAGATCATAGAACATTGCGATGCATGTAACTATAGAAGCTTTAGGTAATGGAGTAGTTCTATTACTAATATCTGGCCACATAGCTATATTTTCATAAACCTCTTTAGAAAAGAAATATTGATTGGCGCTTTCACTATTTTTTCTAGCTTTTTCTTGAAATACGCCTTCAGCAGGATCGATCGCAACTCGATAATAACTTTCCGGAGAAACAAAGCTTAATAGTGTTCCATCGTTAGAAGCAATATCTAAAAATACTTTTTGTTCAACTGTTTTAACTTTTGATAACTTTACTGCTGATTCAGCAATATCCTTTAATTCATTAGTCATTGAAGCATTAGTGCCGGAATGATACCAATATTTTCCATACATTAGATGTTTATCGGCGCTTTCTTTAAGTTGTAAACATTGAGTTTCTGAAGATAACATTAACGTTAAATCCCATTTTTTTACACCTTTATAATCTCCTTCTGTTTTAATAAAATCTGATATATAAAGATCTCCCAATGACAATATTTCAGTCATAGGTTTTTTAGTTATTCTGCAGTTCATTTTAATATAAATTTATATAGATTATATGCTCGCAAGAACATTTGTTTCAACTAAATTTAACTTTTTAATCTCTTTTTCCATCAATAATCGTTCTTTAACGATTTGATCAGGAGATAAAGTTTCTGTTGAAACATATGAAGCATATTCATTAGATTTACTTTTATAGAAATTAGATTGATTTAAAAAATCTATATTTTGAATGAGTAAAAAATCATTTGTTTCAGGATTTGTATATTTGAGTAAATTTTTATTAATTGCTATTGCTTTATCAAAATAATATGAGCCCGGATAAATAGAAACAATAGTTATATCTGTTTCGTCTGGCTTAACTAATTTTAACCAATTAATACTCTCTTTAATTGTTTTGTGCGATTCTCCGGGATGTCCTATAGACATAAGAGCTTTTATTTTTAAATTACTTTCTCTGGCTATTTCAAAGCATTTTGAATTATCTTGAACTGTACAACCTTTATTCATATTTTTTAATATGCGATCTGATCCAGACTCAAATCCAACTAATAGCCATCTGAATCCTGCTTTATACATTAATTCTGCTTGATATTTAGAAAGTAAATTACTTCTTGTAAAAGCTCTTAAATTAAATTCTACTTTATTATCTTTTTGATATTTTATTAATTCTAATAAAAAGTTTTCAAAATAAATTTTGTTTAAGTTTATTTCATCATCATAGAACATAAATCCTTCATATCCATATTTTTTATGTAATATGTCAATTTCTTTTATTATATTTGGTATGCTTCTTTTTCTAATATGATTAAAAGATTTTGAATCTCTTCCACTACAAAAACCACATTGATATGGACATCCTATTTGCGAAATAATATTTGTAGATTTTTTTCCGTCAATAAAATAATGATAAGAATTTACATCTAAAAAATCACGATTAGCTATAGCAACATCGTCATAATTTTTTGATACAAACAACGTTTCATCTTCTTCAGCATTAATTACTTTTTCATTTGTATGAATCGCTTTATGTATAGCAAATTCGCCATCTCCGATAACCAATGTGTCAATATATTTAAGAAGGTTTTTTATGTGTTTTTTACAAATTTTTTTTATATCTGGTGTTCCATGTTGTAATGAAGAATACATCAAAGTAATATGCGGACCGCCTAATATTATTTTTATATTGAAATTCTCTTTTATAAATTTTGCAAACTTAAAAACAATTTCAATATGAGGCGTAGTTGCAGTTAAGCAAATAATATTTAAAGAATTTTCTTTTATGAAATTATAAATTAAAGAATTATAATCTTTTTCATTTGATAAATCTAAAAATTTAACATTTTCATTTTTTAATTGCGTTGCAACACGAAGAATTCCTAAAGATATAAATACTCTTTGATCTGTTAAAAATTCAGAAGGTGGATTTATAAAACCTATATTCATTTTAATAACTTATCTATATCGTCGTTAAATAATTGTTCTCTGTACATCCATACTACACTCCAAGCATTTGGACCCAAAAAATCATCATTAACTATATGTAATTCTATTTCGTCTTCCCAAAAGAATCCTAAATTTTGACAATATGGATCATTTTTTCCCAATTTGCAAAGTATAGGATCTATTTCTATAAAGGAAAGTTTTGGAAATCCTATAAACTCTCCGTTTTTAAATGAAAAAATCCATCTATGATGTATAAAGCCCTTAAGCCAATAATATTCTGGCGTTGTATCATAATTATTTAATTCAGCATATTTACTTGGCACTGCAATATATCCTGATTTAGAAATTTTTGTTAACTGATCGCATACATATTTTGGATTTGAAATATCTTCAAGAGTATGACTACAAATACAAAAATCGAATTTTCCCTTTTCATTTACATATTCTTCTATTTCTTTCCAGCCGTTTGGATAATTAATATTAAATGAAAAATGTTTTATTTTACCGCCATCAGTTGGAGCATTTAAATCTACAATAGCATCTACATATGGATATGACCAACCATCATATGAACCACCTACATCAATTACAGTAAATTTTTCATTTATCTTTTTTTGACTATTAATATAATCAATCGTGGTGCTTATTCTATCTGGCATAGATGATAAGCGTATATCTTTTATCATTTCCAAAATATTATATCTTCTTGAAATATATCTCCCTGCCTAATATCTCCAACTGGATCTAAACATGGCCAAATATGATTATCAATTACTTCATAGTTATTATATGACATTTTTGCCATAAAGTTTATGATATCATCTTTAAGTGGAACTTCGCCATCATTATAATGTTTTAATGATACTTCTATAATAATATATTTACAAGTTGATAAAGTTTCTTTTCCACCTTTTATGATATCTAATTCTGAACCTTGCGTATCTAATTTTGCGAAATCAAAAATAATATTTTTATCTTTGAATAAACTATCTAAAGTAATCATTCTTTTTTTTACTTCTATAAGACTTTCATCTCTATAAAAATTCGTTTTTTCTTTATATATAGAATTTCCTGTATTCGCAAAGATTTCTTTAGTTTTATAAAAAGATACTATTTTATTATCTTCATCACCTAATAAATGCATGTAAATATTAAAACCAGTAGTTAACAAATTAAGATAATTATCTTCATCAGCCTCAATTAAATGAAAATTATCTAATGATAATTCTGGCCAAATTTCTTTTAGTTGAATAGAAAAGTATCCCTGATTTGCACCAATGTCTAATATATTTTTTGGAATAAATCCTTTATTTTTTAAATTGTTTATATATGTAAATATCATAAAAATACAGTTTCAAATTGCTTCATTGTAATTTCTGGAGTATATATCTTAGAATATACATCCCAATTTTTTTCTGGCTCTGGGAAGAAATTATATATTTTGCTAAATAATTCATTTTCATTATTATAAATTATAGCTTTATCTTTTAAAATCTCTATGTGGCATGTTTCTGGAGACAATCCATATGTAAATATTTGTTTATTTTTTGATGAGAATTCTGCGCAAGCCATTCCAAAAGTTTCTCCCCGATAACGTGCATGTAATAGAGCATCGCAAGTATTTATAAATTTAACTTTTTCTCTTAAATCTGCTATAGTATCTAAATATATGATATTAGGGTGTTCATAAAATTTTGAATTACCCATAAACAAAAAATAAATATCTTTTCGCACGTCTACTATTCTTCTTATTACATCTCGTACAAATGGTATATCAAAGCCGTAATCTCCTCCATATCTTCCAAAAACAATTGCTTTTTTTGGAATATTTAAAGCACTACGTAAATCGCCATTTTCTTTTGGCAAATTAATCATATATTGTACCCATGGATATGTATTATTAGTGACTGTTCTTGATAGCCATTCAGATACGTATGCATAGACATTTCCATGTGGTTCAAACGCGCCAAACACAGCATGTATTACAGTTTTTCTGCCAGGCGATATGCATCCATCATTATATCCATATTTCGCAGCATAAAAAATATCTACTTTATTATTATCTAAGTGTTTTTCTATTTCTGAAAAATCATTATATCTAATAGTTTTAAATTGTTTACTAAATTTTTCAACTACTTTAGGATCATCCATAGGGCTGTATTTGGCGATTATTAATGATTCATTGCCTAATAGAAGTTGATTAAAAAAAGCATAATCATATAAAGATACTTCTACTCCACCAATAGATAACTGAGTTATGTGAAAGGCTATTTTCATTCTTTAAAATCTCTTATAACTTCTGGTAACAGGCCTTCATATATTTCACAATGAGACCAAACTTTGGGCCAGATTGGATGTAAATTTTTTGATTCTAAAGTCCAAGGTAGCCAAACTTCATTGTACCATTTATCTGTATCAAAATTTACAAAATGGGCCCATGTTTTTATTTTTTTATATGTTTCTCTATCAGATAATACATATGCGCCGTGATAACAAATAATTTCTGGCATAGTTAAGCGTACGCAAACACGTTTTACATTTCTTGTATCTTCGTATTTTTCAATTGTATGTAAGTTTATTATTGATTGCGATATCATGCCAATTTTAGTTCCTTCAGAGTTTATTATGATATATTTAAGTGATTTCCAAAAAACATAATTATTAATATGAAAAATGTCAATGTCTTTACATATCTTTACTAAACTTATTATTTTTTCAAAATCGTCGTGAAAATAAAATTCATCTGCATCATGAACCATTAAATAATCAAATCCATCTGCTTTAGCACGTTGAAGACAAAAATTTCGCTCTTCTACCTCGTTATCCCAATCTCCTTCAATAATGGATATTTTATCCATATATTTTGATCGTTTAATGATATTAAGATCAAAACTATTTGTAAATGTTTGTTTTGCATTAGGATTATAATTCCAAGGTAAGCGACTATACATTACATAAATACGATCAACATGCTGATATGAGTTTTCAAGATTTCTCATAATCCACTTATTTTGATCAAATACCATTACATATGTTGCAAATTTCATTCTTTAAAATCTTTTATAACTTCTGGTAGCAAATCTTTATATATTTCGCAATGAGACCAAACTTCAGGCCACATTGGATGTAAATTTTTTGATTCTAAAGTCCAAGGAAGCCAAACTTCGTAATACCATTTATCTGTGTTAAAATCTCCGAAATGACTCCAAGTTTTTATTTTTTTGTATGCTTCTTGATCAGATAACACATAAGAACCATGATAACAAATAACATCGGGTATAGTTAATTGTTTACAAAAAATTTCTACATCTCTTAAATAATCATATTTTTCAATTGTATGTAAATTTACAATTGATTGCGCTACTGCACCAATTTTAGTTCCTTCAGAATTTATTATGATATATTTAAAGGATTTCCAAAAAACATATTCATTAATATGAAACACATCAGCATCTTTATATTTTTTTACTATACTTATTATTTTTTCAAAATCATCATGAAAATAAAATTCGTCGGCATCATGAACCATCAAATAATCAAAGCCATCTGCTTTAGCACATTGCAAACAAAAATTTCGTTGTTCTGTATCACTATCCCAATTACCTTCAATAATGGATATTTTATCCATATATTTTGATTGTTTAATGATATTAAGATCAAAGCTGTTTGTAAATGTTTTTCTTGCTTCAGGATTATGAGTAAATGGTAATTTGCTATACATTACATAAATACGATCAACATGCGGATATGCATTTTCAAGATTTCGCATAATCCATTTATTTTGATCAAATACCATTACATATGTTGCAAATTTCATTTTGTTATTTTTTTATAAATATTCCCCATAAAACTGATTTAAAATCTTGATATAATTCATGTTTTGATAAACTATGTTTTTCAATGCTATCTTTTATCATTAGATATGAAGAATCTGGTAAAGATGGCCATTCTATTGGATCTGTAAATGAATGCCATTCTTCATAACTTTCTGCATAATCATGAACCATAATAACATCATTGGATTTTAAATATTCACTAAAAGTGTTAAATTCCCATTCTTTATAACCACCATCACATAACAATAAAACTCTTTTAGGCGTAACTGAAATTAATTCTCGAAGTTCTTTTTGTATTTCTTCTGTAAAATAGTTTCCTTGTCTAATATCTATGCCATATTCTTTTGGTACTTGACATAAACTTGCATCAATATCATAAGATATTAAATCACAATTAGATTTTTTAATTCTATATAAATATAAAGTTAAACCTCCTGCATATGTTCCAATTTCAATTATTCTATCAAAATTATTTATAATCTTTTCAAAATGTCTATTAATATCAGGATGTTGTAATATACTGATTCCTTCAAAATTGTGTGGTACGTATTTCATGTTATTATATTCCAATTTAGTCGTAATGCTGGCTGATCAAATGGCATAGGCCTTACATATTTATGATAATTTAAATTATTATGCTGTATATTCATTAAATCTATAAAAGTTAAAGTTCCTGTATTAAATGTATGTACTTCTTTAGACTTTTCAACTATATATAATACATCTAAAATATTTATGTCTTGTAATTTAGAAAACTCAACTAATTTTATATTAGGATTAATATATTTTCTATCAATTGACATATTTCTTGATGTATCTTCATGTAAAAATATGAATTCTTCTTTATCTTTTAAATCTAGCATGTCATAAAAAATTTCCTTTTCTTTTTTTAAATCTCTATCAAAATAGAAATTATCCCATTTAAGAGAAAGAGGAAAGCCTGCATTAAAATACCATTGCCTATCAAATATCCAACTTTCATCAAACCAATCTGGCGCAGGTAAAGAATTATCTAAAAGCCAAGGCATAACTTGATTAAACCACATACAAGTATGCGCTATAGCATGATCTGCTTTATGAATTTCTTCTACGTATTGTTCTGGAAATAATACAACTTCTTTAATACCTGAATATAATCTTTTGTTAGTATTAAATGTATTTTCATCAGTTGCATCTGAATAGCATTCTATTCTATCATACCATTTCGTCCATTCTTTTATAATTCCGAAACATACGCAATGATCTCCAAATTTATGATATGTATATGTTTTAACTGTAGGCATTTTTAATCTGTAAGAGAACTTACATATCCTTCTGAACGAACTTCTTCTAATATTTTTACAAATTCCAATTGCTGTTGTTTATTTAATTCTGTATTAGATAAAAATAAATCAATCTTATTTAAAAGACTCTCAGATAAATCTAAATATAAAGACGAACCTTCTATAATTTGTTTATTAGTTAATTTTTCCATGATTATTTATTTTTTTATTTAACCAAGATCACTTATAACTTCTGGCAATGGACCTTCATAGATTTCACAATTTGACCAATGTTCTGGTTTAACTGGATGTAAATTTCTTGATTCTAAAGTCCAAGGAAGCCAAACTTCATTATACCAATTATCCGTATCAAAATCCGCATAATTGCGCCAAGTTTTTATTTTTTGATATACTTCTGCATCTGTTAAAACATATGAACCGTGATAACAAATAATATCATTTAAAAGAGCGCTGCCTCGATCTGATAAATTTAAATTAATAATTTTAGATTTAAGTTCAGTATTTTTCATAGTAGGCGCATGATTTAACGTTGGCATAACTATGACATTTTTGAAAGATTTCCAAAAAGTACGTGTAAATATTTCGTAATATGAATATTGAATATCATTATTTAATATCCATATTATTTTGCTAAAATCTTCGTTGGTGTAAAATTCATCTGGATCATGAATCATAAGATAAGTAATATTATCCTGTCTAGCGCGTTCAACACACGCATTTCTTGCTTCTTCTTCAGTTGGCCAATCTCCTTCTATGATAGTAACTTTCGCCATATATGGAGATTCTCGAATTGTATTTAAATCAAAGGTATTTACATAAGCTGTTCTTGCAGCAGAATTATATGCAAAAGGTAACATACTATGTAATACATATATTTTATCTACGTATGGCCAAGCATTTTGAATATTTCTCATTATCCATTTATCTGCGCCAAATGTCATTAAATAGGTTGCAGTGCTCATAATTATTTAGTTTTTTTAGTTGTTGTATCTTCTTCTCGTGGAACAATTATCCACATAAGTAAATAAATAAATATTCCAGGAAAAAATCCTGATAATATAGTTCCAAATATGAATACTAATCTCCATATAATGGGATCATCGCCAAAATATTCACCGATACCGGCGCATATTCCCGCAATAGCTGCATTTCTTTTTCTTAATAATTTTCTTTTCATACTTTTACTTTTATTAGTTTATATTTTCGATTTTATCCATTTTTTCTTTTTATTATCCCATATATATGTATAATAATAAACAGATTCGTCTTCAATATAAGTTGAAACATCGATTGTTTCTCTTAATATATCTATAGTTTGTTCTTTTTCTTCTTTATTCATAATCATTTGAATTAACGCCTAGCATAAATACGTTTCCTCCTAAAAATTGTGTTTTTTCATAATTTTTATTTTCTCCTCGAATTGAAGAACTAAGAGATTTAGAAGGAATAACAAGAGGAGGGCTTGCACTATAAAAATTATATCCTAATTGTGTCATCATAATCCAGGATGCTTTATCTGCAATCATGGGTTGAGAATCTTGTAATTTAATATATCCTTCCATTGCTCTTTTATTCAATCCATATGCTAAAAATGACCAACTGGCAAAGCCTTTAGTCCATCTCGGATTAACTCTAACATTTTCTGGTAATAATCTATCCATATATGAATAGAGCAATATTCCGTCAGCATTTTCTGGAATAGTATCAAAATATTTTGGTAATAATTCATCCCATTTTTTATGAAATGCGCAGTCATCTTCAAATACAAAAATATTTTTTGCACCATCGAGTAATGCAGATTTAATTATTGTATAATGTGATTGCATTGCGCCCAATTCGTTTGGAAATTCTTTATTAAATAAACGATGATTTATACTAAGATCATTATATTTATCTGCATAAAGTTCTATTAATTTATAAGCATATCCAGGAATTACTGGTCTATAAAATTCAACTTGTATGTCATGCCTTATAAATTGAGAAAATGCATATTTATATTTGTCTTCTCGTTCTTTGAGACAAATACACACCACTGTATCATAACGTTCGTTAATTAAATTCCCCATTTTGTTATTTCTTGCATAAGTGTGTAACCTTTAACTCTTCTATCTTCAAGCCATTCTTTATAACCATCTGTATAATCAATACTGTAATAATCTTGAATAACTGCATAATGTCCAGTATCTTTTTTATATTTTTCACGCCAATGCGTAGCATTTCCTTCAAGCCATTGCACATATTCATTTGTTAATTCGCCTTGATAATTATAAAATTCTTGTGTTTTAGAAGAATCCATTCCAAGTGTAGGTGTAAAACCAGTCTCAAACTTGTATTTAATTCTCAATTGCAGCGCTGTCATTTTCTATAACTTTTAATTGTTCTTGTAATAAATTTAATTTTGAAAATATATCTTCATCTGGTTCCTTTGGATAAATACATTCTAACTTTATATTTTCAGTTTCGTGACTAGGAACAAATACAGTTTTTATTATTGTATTGGTTTTCTCTTGAAGTTCTAAAGTAAATATTTCTTCTATAGAAGTTTTTAATCCTGCTGCTCTTTCTCGTATTTTGCTAAGAGACAAATTTGATATTCCAAAATAACACACTAAAATAATTAAGTTTTTCATATTATTTTTAATATTAATCGATTGACTTCCTGATGATCCGTTTTCTCCTATAATATCTTCACATAGTTGTCCATGGTGCGTAAAATGTGCGATATTTTTATTTTTTAGCGCCATATTAAAATAATGATTTAGATTTAATAATTTTTGCTTTTTCTAATTTCATAACATCATCTATAAGATTTTGAAATATAAATTGACTATCACAATGATTTCTCGTTATTTCAAAACTACATTCTAAATATTGTTTTTTGAGCGTTGGTTTATTATATATATCGTTTATTTTTTCTACTATTTCACCGACATTTGCTAAATCTTTTTTTACAAATAAGCCATATGTATCTAAATCAACAAAATGCTTAGCTGTTTTTTTGCCATTTTCCCAAATATAACAATTTTGTGCCCAATGATAATCAAACATTGGAACTACCCCTACACCAATTATTTCACATTGAGCATATTCGAAATTGTCTCCATAAGCATCCGCAGAAAGATGATAAAAATCTGCACCTACTAAAGATGTGCTTAAGGTTTCCATTCCATCAACATAATCATAAGGTCCAAAGACATAAATATGTTCATAACTTCTATCTGCATTTAGAGCTGACATTCCAGTTGAAAAGAAATTTTTATCTACCTGAATAATATCATGCTTGGGTATTCTTTTTTTAATATCATCATAAAAGATGTTAAGGGCACCAAGTGATCTCTCGACACCTTTCATTTCAAGTAATATGTTATTTTGTTTAGCATATGGAAGGAATCCAAACAGTCTATCAGGTTGCTTGAATGTGGCATATCTACCAAGGTAGGTAATCTTTTTTACATGATCAGTCTTTCTATATTTTTCTAATTGAGAAAAGTTAAAGCCTACTTGTAATTGTATAAATTTTGATTTAATATCGGTTCCAAAAATTTCTACAAGTTTATTATAGAATGGCGATGTAATGCTATGAGAAACTATACCATCACATAAATTACAAAGTTCAAAGAAATTTGCGTTTCTATGTATTGATGCTATTTTGTGATCATTTTGAAATATAATTTTTTTAGTTTTAATATTTTTCACCATATTAAGAAAGCCATCAATTGCCCATTGAGAATGCTTAATACTTGGGACACTATTTATAAAAACATAGTCAAATTCATTTAACACAGTTCCAAATGTACTTATGTTATCTTTTGTTATAACGCTAAATTTGGGCAAATTTTGCATATTTCTTCTACCCCATTTTTTATCGTCTAGATCATAAACAGTATATTCAATTCCTTTACTTGTAAAAAACTCTGAAAGCTCGATAATATATCTAGTTACACCGGCACCTTCAAAAGATCTTCCTACTACAATTGCTATTTTCATATTTGTTGTGTTTTACGTTTCCAATATTCTTTTCTTTTATTACTTTGTTTTAAACGTGTTTCTTCAGATATGGGTTTTCTTTTTCTTTGTGATTGTCTTCCTATCTCCCAACCCTCTGATATATAATTTTCTAATTCTTCTTGTTTAATCTGTTTACTTTTATTTACTTTTACATTTCTAACCCAAACCCTATTTGTTTTATTTTTCTTATATTCTTCTATTTTTTTATCAGCTATTTCTTTTCCATATTTTATAAACCATATATCATAAAAAGATTTATTTGCCATAGGATTATTTTCTCCTGCGGATTTTTCACCAAGTTTTCGCTTCATTTCATCTGCTTTTTCTTTTCCATATCTTTCTTCGTAGTTTCCTAAATTTGATATTCTATTTTTTTCTATAGATTTTTTAGAGTGCTTCTTGCCGTACATTGTATTTTTTTCACCTCTATGATCTACTGGAATACTTCTAAATAATTCTATGGCGTATTCATAATCTCTTGAACTTATTTCATATTTTCTTTTATTCATAAATGCCATAAAATGAAACGCATGATATATTTTATAATTTCCCTGATAAATATATGTTAGTAATTTATGACAAACAAAGTGTTCTCTTGCAGTTAATAAAACTTTATTTTTAATACTATCATCGCCTCCTATACATCGAGGAATTATATGATGATCTTCATAATAATTTTCATTGTTTCTAATTCTATTTTGTTTTCTGGCGTTTTCGATTATAGAATTATAAACTTGTTGGTGATTCATCTTTTTAATAAATTTATTATTTTTAATCTTTACTATCAATTAAGTATTCTGCTAAATATATAAGTCCAAGCGTTACTCCGGCTGCTCCTATTATTAATAAAACTGTTGTTATATCAATAAGAAAAGATAAGGCAGTAAATAAAGCACCTATTATTAATATAAGTATAAACCATCCGATAATTTTTTTGATTTTAGTTTTAGTTTTCATTTTTATCTTTTGTTAATAATTCTGGATTTTCATAAATATTTCCGATAACTTCAGGTAATATATTTTCATTATACGTCCATTTTTCTATATTTACACCATGTGGTCCAAATGTAACAGGATATATTCTTAAATATTCTCCGGCGGGCCCAAAATCTACCATTGCTGCGACTATATCTTTTTCATAAATTTCTTTATCATTTTTATCATGTAATCCAGTATATTGCATTATATCATAATGCTCTATGTTTTCATCCATTTCTGCTGGCCACACGTCCCATTTTTCTTCCCATTCTTTTCTGGTAAAGCATAAACTATTGTATTCACCACATAGCCATAAATGATCTAAAAATGTCATTTGCTTTCGTATTTTATCCCAAACTCTAAATTTAATCTCTCGATTCATTTTTGTATTTTTCTCTTAATTCTATTTCAATTTCTGCTGCTCTCTTTAATATTTCTTCCTTCTTTTCAGGGTATTCTTTTAATTCATAAGAATTACCCAATATTTCACTTTCTTCTGGAAAAGAAGGGTCTATATCATTACAAAAGGGGTGAAATCCTGCATCAAAAAATATCACAGTTTCTATACCACGTCTTCCAAATATTATATCGCTTTCGTATATCTCTTTTCCTTTTTTATCTTTTAATCCTGTATATTGAAGCAATTCATAGTTATCATTGCCCTCGCCATTTTGCAAATTATATACGTTTCCATTTATATCTATAGATATGTGTGGAGAGTATATAACGAAGCGTTTAAACTCTTTATCCCAAACTTTAAATTTAATCTCTCTCATATTATATTCTTTTAAAGTATCTTTTGTATTTTATTTTTTCGCATTTTGAACATTTCCATTCACTTTTTGGTGTTTTGCTTTCATAAACATTCCTTATAAATACTAATTCGTGTTTGTCGCACTTAACTTCTTCACCATAATCTATTAAATCACACCAATTAGGAATTTCATGAACTTTTGTTTCGGACTCAATAGGAACGGGTTTCATAAATGCCTTTCTGCACGATTCTTTACAATTTTCTGCCCAAGAAGGAATAAAAAAAGGACATTCATCGCAATTTTTAATTACTATATGTTTATTCATTATAATAATGGTTTTGATTTAATAGTTTTTTCGTAACTGTACTCTGATTTTATATCTTTGATATTAGTTTTTGTTTTACGATCATATCCACACATATTATCAAAATTACTATCAGGAGAATATAATGTCTTAGTATAATTTAAAGATTTGCTTTTTCCGTCTATATCTGAAGTTCCTCCTATTTGATATACACAAAATGGAAAAAGCCCATATCCTTTATATTTTCCTTCAACTATGCCTTCTGGTAATAATCCATCACATGTATCATCAAAATCCATTAATTTATCTAAAACTGGTTTATACCCTGCTTTAGTTATTATATATGAATGCATGCCATAAAAACCCATTTTAGAAACATCCCATATATGTTCAGATATTTGATATTTTTTATTTAATTTTTGTTCATATGCTATTGCACCTAAATAAATAACCTGCGCATCTTCTGGAACTTCATCTAAAAGTTTCAATCTATCTGCAAAATCTGGAGATAATATAACATCATCTTCTAATATTAAAATGCCATTTAAATTCATCATCTGAGCATATTTAATAGCAGCCGAATGAGATATGGCACAACACAATGCACCTACGCTAAAACGAGCTCTTGCATCTTTTCCAAATGAAAAAGCTTTCATTGGTCTTCTGGTTAATGATTTAAGTGCTGGGTTGTTTATCAATTTGCCGTCAAAGGCAGGAAAAAAATGATATTTAATATTATGTTTTTGTAATTGTTCTTCAACCATAGATTTTCGTTGTGTACTTCTTTCCAAATTAATCACAACTATCTCATCGAAAAATCTGTTCATGTGTAAATATATTTAATATTTTTATATTATACGCATAAGTATGGTTAAAGTTTTGTTAAAAACAAAAGGGAATCGAAATTCCCTTTTTATAATTTAGTTATCACCTAAGAATTTTTTAACCTTATTTGCTTTTTCAGTTTCTTTCTTAGCTTTTTCAGCCTTTTCGGCTTCAATTTTTTCTTGTTCTTTTTTCTGCTTATATTGTGCTATTACTTCTTTCATTGATCCTTTAAACGTATCATTATAAAAAGAATTAAAACCCTTTACAACATTATTAGATCCGCATCTAAAAATTTCTTCTCTTCCATCACCAGCTAAATCATAAACTACTAGATAAGTCTGTGGAGATGTAAGATCTGCAGTAGGCTGTACTGGTTCTTCTAATGGTGTTTCAGTGGGAGCTTCCATAGAATCTTCTGCTGGAGGAGTAGATAAATCTTGCGCCGGAGCGTTTTCGGCAGGTGTATCTGTAGGTTCTTTAGTAAGAAGATCTTCTTTTTCATCGCCTAAATTACCAAGATCTAAAGCAGGATCTTCAGTTTCTTTAGCTTCAGTAACAGGAGTAGTAGGCAAAGCTGTTTGTTCAACTTTAGGAGTAATTTCCTTTCCTTCTATAATTTCTTCTTCTGGTTCTTCTGACGCGCCCGTTCCTCCTTCTATACTACCATCTGATAGTGTTTGCGGCGGTAATTCCATAACACCCACAACATAATCACTATTAAATAATTTATATATGTTTCCACCCTGTGTAAAGCTTTGTTTAGTTTGTTGGTTTTCATCCCAAAATTCCTTAAATTTAAGAATTTCGCCGCCAGCAGCCTTTTTAAATTGATCAAAGTTCTTAGTAATCTTATCTATAATAGCTAAGCCATCTTTTTCCTTTGATTGTAATGTCTCTTTATCCATTCCAGCCTTTTCTTCTTCAAATAAGCTAAAAAATTTGTAATCTTCAAATTCTTGCAGAGATTCACGTACGTGTTTCATAATTCACTATTTTATTTTATATATTCAAACTTTTTCTATCAGAATATATATAAAAAAATAAACATCAATACTATGAAATATAGCGAGTTTTTACAATTAGATCAATTATTAGAATCTAAAGGAACAACTTTAGTAAAGGAACTAAAGGAGCTAAATGAAGCTACTCCTCAATTACCAACCGCACCACAAAAACTTGATACTGAAAGAGGAGGAATTTTTACAAATTGGGGCAGATTGAAAACAAAATTGAATAACATAGCTAAAAATACACAAAAGCAATTACTTGTAAAAGTTTTAAATAAATATTTGCCAAATATTCTTCAAACAGAAAAACAAATGGTAGAAAAAATGCAAAAACCTAATAATACTGTACAATTACAAAAAGTAGCTAACGATAATTATGCTGCGATTAAAAGTAATCAAAATAAACAAATAAACACTATCATTACAGTAATGGATCAATTTATTGATAATATAACACAAGAAATGTATAAAAAAATAAATGCGAGTAATGTAACTAATGAAAATAAACTTAAGTTAAAAAATTATTGGCTATTATTAACTACACAAATTTCTATGAATGCATTATCTTATATAATTAACGAACGCGGAAAAATAATAGATTCTATTTTTGGAAATGATAAAAAGGCAAGCGAACCGGTAAAAAAGGCAGCCAATCAAGATCTTATTCAAGCAAGAGATAAACAGGGGAAATTTGTAAGTGCAAAAAAACAGGAATTTACAACTAGCCAAAAAAATCCAAGTGAGCCTAAACCTACAGTACCTGCTCCTGCGCCAGCTACTACTCCAGCACCCGCTATTACTCCAGCACCGGCTACAAAATAATATAATTATAATATGTCAGAAAAAAAATTAGTTTGTGAATCATTAGAAGAGTTTAATTTTCTTGTAGAGGCCAAAGAAGGAGAACATGGAATTGGTAGTGGCGTATGGAAAGCCGTTAAAACTGCTCCAGGTCGTATATTGAGAAAATCAAGAGCAAGAAACATTATACAAAAATATCAAAAGAAATTAACTCAAAGGATTAATGCCATTGTTCCTAAATATGAACCAAATATTGCAAAATTAGTTGAAAAAATCAAAAATAGAATAGCTCAAATTAATCCTACAGCATCAGAAGAAATTCAGAAAAATCAAAAAGAAGATATTCTTGATGACATGAAAGATAATATGAAAAGCTTGCTAGATTCAATGAAAACTGCGATGGAAGAACAATTAAAAATTTACGCAGAAAGTTTGCATGATAGGTTAACTAGAACAGGAACGATAACAGGTGTGGACTTCTTCCCCGAAGAAAAAACCGCTCTTTTATCAGAATGGAAAGTTGTAGAAGAAAATATAAATAAATTAATTCAAGAAAAACTTATTAATTTATTAGACAACGTTAATATTAAAGACTTTCAAGAAATGAAAGCTGAATTAGAAGAGTATATAAATAATGCAAAGGGTTGGTTTTCGCCTACATTATTAACAACAGGAACAGTAGATGATTTAGATCCTAAATCAGATGAATACAAATTATGGGATTATATTTTTAATAAAGCAGGATATACTTTTAATCAGCCTTATTTAATAAATGATACTAGTAGATTTCCTATAAGAACTTTTTCTCGACATATTGAATTTAAAATAGATGCCAATAAAGCAAAAGTAGGATATTTATTCGTACAAAAAGATAGAAAACGAGGTTGGATACCAGTTTTAGATCACCCTGATATAATTCATTTAATTAAGCCCAAAGAAACTTTTGCAGAAGGTTTAGAGGTAGTAAAAGCTATAGATAGTGCATTAAAATAATATTTAATTATGTTAGGAAGAGAAGCATACGAAGAATTTAAAAAATTAGAAAAACAGGTAAATGAAGTAAGAGCAATCTATAATCATTTAAAATCTGATATAGCTTCTATGTCTGATGGCCAAATTAAATCCCAAGTAACAAAAATATTAAACAGAATAACAAAAATAGATTTTGATTTAATAAATGATTATTTAGAAGCTTTAAAATCTTATCTTATATATGATGACTTGAAACTAAAGGCCGAGGAAATTCTAAAAGATATAGATGAAATTAAAGAATACGTTTATTCACTTAAAAAAGAAGAAATTAAACCAGAGCCAAAGCCTGAGCCCAAACCCGAAGAAGATACAACTGTTCCGCATGCTAATAAATTAGATATAATTAGAGATAAATATACATTTCTTCAAAAAGAAATAGATGCATCAGATACTGATGCAGTCATTAAAGATGCTAAAAGGCTTGATACATTATTATCAAATTTAAATTTTGAAGATCTTCCTGAAGGAGATTATGAAGAAATGTTTAAAATTAAAAATGAAGTTTCGAGAATTATAAAAAATCTCGTAGGTGTTGAAAAATCAGAAAAATATGGTCCTTATATTATGGCACCTTTAATTGAATTAATTGCCAATATTTATACTTTAGGAAATAAAGCCAAAGCAGAACAAAAGGCTGCTACACTTTTGAACTTCATAGAAGATCCAGAAAGAATAGAAATGTTTGAGCCCGCAATTAAAAGAATTATTGCAAAAAAAATGACACCTAAAGAATTTAGAACTTTTTATGAATCTACAAAGGCAATGATACGCGGAGAAAAGAAATTTGAATCTTTTGGAAAATATAAGGAACGAAATGAATTATTTTATCTCATATAATCAATATAAAAAACAAATAGTTTTAAACGAAACGTATGAAAGTTATCAAGAATTAAAGATTTTGGCAGAAGAAATTTCTGCAAAAATTAATATTTTCAATAGTTCTATAAATAAATTGTATCCATTATCAAAATTAGTACAAAATTCGCGTTATACAGTAATTAAAGATTTTATAACTAATCAAGTCTGTATAATTATTACTGATCAACTTGATACTCCAGCCGCTTATGTATCAAATGATAGATACGATCTAGCTTTCGGAAACAATTTTAGGAGTAAACATGAAAATATTTGTAAAACTGGAGTTATTTTAATACGTCCAACTTCTAAAAATTCTTCAGCTTTAATTCATGAATTAGAGCATGCGTGGGATGATTATCGTTCAAAGGGAAAACTTTTAAATACAAAATTAGGACAAAAATACAAAGAAAAAGCAGAAAAATATATATCTCAACAAACTGGAAAATCTGCAGCGTATGATCCAGCTTTAACAACATTATATTATCGTACGCCCCACGAAATAAGTGCATATTTTGTTGAAGTATTAGAAGAAATCAATTTCTTTAGAGATGAATCAGAAATGTATTTAAGAGATTTTAAAGATTTATACGAAGAATTCGTAGAAAAATTTCAAGGATACGAATATTTAACGCCTAAAGATAAAAAAATACTTGCTAGAAAATTTTCTCAGTATTATTATAAATTAAAGGAAAGAAATATTTACGAAGAATAAATATAATAAAAATATTATATGAAACACAAAATTAAACCATTTGAAGAATTCAAAAAGATAAATGAAGAATTTTATAATCCTTTTGAAGTAGATAATCCAATAGAAACAAAGCCTTCTCATATTGCAGATAAGGGTGGAGTATTGAAAATGCGTAAAGAAATATTTAATGTTAATCGCGTTGAATACTCTAAAAAGAAAAATGGAAGTTATTGTGTTCTTGCAAAAACTCAATTTGCTAAAGGTGAAATAGTTGAAATAGCGCCAGTTATATTTGTAGGGTTTGAGGCTAAAGCTGTTCCAAGATTAAAAGATTATATTTTTGAAATAGATAAAAACAAACAAACTTATGGAGTTGTTTTAGGATATGGATCTTTATATGGGCATTCACCAACACCTAATATAACATTTGCTTATAATAAATCTAATCGTCAAATGTATTTTATGGCGGCTCAAACTATAAACGCTGGCGCAGAATTGACAATTGATTACGGAAAAGATTATTGGGCAGAACGTTCCGGATTCGGAACCATGGCACCCCAAGAACAACCCGCAGTTCAGAGTGGAGAGTCAGTAGTTAAAGGAGAAACTAGCGAAAGCGCAGTACAGCCTAATTCTGAGGATATAACTAATGCAAGCGCAGCCAAACAATTTGGTATGCATAATGATAAAGCAAACCCGGCAGTATCTGGAATTGCTATAAAAACTATTGGACAACAATAGTATGAAAGCCAAAAAAGTATTTGAAAAATTTGTAGCAGATTCTGATCCTATTAAAGATATGGGTATAGGCATATTTTATAAACAATGGAGAATTGATCATAATCATAAACCAATTATTACTTATATTTTTTATTTAATAGACCCAATGAATAATAAAAAAAGATACATATTTTTTATCTATTACGCACATGAAGTAGCATTGGCAAATGAAAGAGATTCTATATATTTTAGGGGCGAACGATTAATAGGAGGATGGGAGTATGGAAGCGGAACAGGATTTGCATTAAGCAATATGCAAAATAAACCCGACAGATTTTTTGATTCTGCAGAAGATACAAGTTGGTTACATAGTAAAGTATTCGAAAAGGATGTTATTGATAATCTTAAAGATGAAAAAAGCGCAGAAAAAATGATAAATGATATTTCAAATGAATGGTTTGAAGAACCCATTTTTTTAGAAATGATGAAAAAATGGTTTAAAACTGGCGTAATGAGAATTGATCATATAGAAATGAAGATTCATAAATGAAGTTAGTTAGAGAACATATTAATGAAAAGTTTATTGAGGATTCAGATCCTATAAGAGATATGGGCATTGGAATATACGGAAAACCTAAAAATTTTAAATCTACAGATGAAATAGTAGATTTTTTAATAGAATGTTTGCCAGCTATTCTTAAAACTAATAAAATTCCCAAAAATATAATTTATTTACCAGAACAAGGAAGCGCATTTAATTGGCAATATTATGAATATTTAGATAAGTATATTAAAAAATATTTAACAATTAACAATAAAGAAACTCGGTTAGAAGCATTTTTAATAAATTTTTGGCACAGATTACTAAAGATGGGATATGGAGTATCAAACGAAGAAATGAAAAATTATAATCAATAAATTAAATTATGGAATTAGATAAAATTAAAAGCATTTCTTTTTCTTTAATGAAAAGAGAAACTGAAATAGATATGGAACAAGCTAAAGCAGAATATACTAAAAAGGCATCTGCAAAATTCATAGTCCCTGAAGGATATTTTCAAAATGAAGGAATGGTTGAAACAATGGTAATTGCCATGTATGATAATCTTAAAGACAATGTAGTAAATAAAGAAGATGTAGATTCATTGGGTTTATGGATAGGTTATGAAGATATAGTTACAGATAATGCTATATCATTAACCACACTAGATGCTATTGGTGAATATTCCGCAGAAAAAATAACGCCAGTTTTTGAATTCTTCAAAATGACTTTGCCAGAATAAATGGTTATACGGGCCCTAAAAGTAACCATAACCGGATGGTTTTGTAGTTTAAACACAAAACTATAAGAGAGTTTCTTATGTTGTAGGGCGGGATCCTACCAAGACCATCTTTTTTTCTAAAAAAATCATTAATATATACAACAATAATTTTAAAAACTAAACTAAAATAATGTATATAAACAAGTAAAATTTTTTACTTAAACAATGGAAGAACTAGATTCGTCTAAAGACAGGCAGAATCAATCAGAGCAATTTGATTCTGCCGTAAACTCACACCTCGTAAGCTCATCGAAAACATTAGAATTTCGAAATAAATTTTATCCTCAAGTAACTTTATCACAATGGAACGACTGGAAATGGCAAATACGTAACAGTATAACTACGTATGAAGAATTGTCTCGCATTTTTGGATTATCTAATTATGAATTATCTGAAGATATAAATTTACCTCTAAGAATTACTCCTTATTATGCAAGTACAATAACTTCTATTCATCAAGGAATAGGAAAATGTGTAATTCCAACTAGTAATGAACTCATTGTTACTGAAAATGAATTAAATGATTCATTAAACGAAGAAGAACAAAGTCCAGTGCCTTGTATTGTTCATAGATACCCTGATCGTGTATTATTTCTAACTACAGACTTTTGTTCATCTTATTGTAGATATTGTACAAGATCTCATATGGTAGGACATACCGAAATTACTAAAAAAATATGGGATAAAGGTATTCAATACATTAAAGATCATAAAGAAATTCGAGATGTATTATTATCTGGCGGAGATCCATTAACTATGAGTGATGAAAATATTGAATATTTACTTAAAGAATTAAGATCAATAGAACATGTTGAATTTTTAAGAATAGGAACTAAAATGCCTGTAGTATGTCCTCAACGAATTACGACTGAACTTGTTTCAAAATTAAACAAGTTTCACCCCTTGTTTCTAAGTATTCACTTTAGTCATCCCGATGAATTAACGCCTGAAGTTAAAGAAGCGTGTGAAAGACTTGCAAATGCAGGTATTCCATTAGGTTCTCAAACCGTATTACTTAAAAATGTTAATGATGATGTAGATACTATGAAAAAGCTTATGCACGGTTTACTTAAAATTCGTGTCAGACCTTATTATATATACCAGTGCGATCGCGTCGTGGGAACATCACATTTTAGGACTCCTATAAGTAAAGGATTAGAAATAATAGAAGGATTGCGAGGATGGACAACTGGATATGCTGTGCCTCAGTTTATTATAGATACTCCCGGAGGAAAAATTCCGTTATTACCAAACTATTTTGTTGAGAAAGAAGGAAATTGTATAAAACTAAGAAATTATCAAAATAAAGAATTTACATACTATGAAGAACTTTAACAAAAAAATAACATATTTCATGTATAATTTCATAATTTATAATTATATTTGCTTTACATTTTAAAATGTATTATTAACAAAATTAAAACAGTATGAAAAAAGTAAGTAAAGACAAAAAGGTTAAATCTAAATCTCCTATGCCCAAGAAGAGCGTAAAAAAGATTAAATCCAATTTACCAAGTTTCACTCAGCGAATGTATAATATGGCGGAAAGCTTGGAAGTAGATAAGTATTTTTATGTTAACGTTGCTAAAGAAAAATTGAGCGTTAATACTCTTCAAGATAGAATTACTGCTGCTATTTGGAGACGTTATACTTTAAAAAATTCAAACAAAAAATTTGCAACACATCAAAGTACTACTGGTACTCTTGTACGTGTAAAGAGAATGGCATAGGTTCCATAACTATAATTATCATCCCCTTAAAAGCATACAAATTTAGTTTGTATGCTTTTTTGTTGTTAATAAATAAATATATAAAATAAATATACGTTATGGCAAAAAAATTAGTAGAAGAATCTTTATACGAATATTTAGGAGTACCTTCAGATAAAGAGGTTCTTAAAAAAGAAAAAAAAGTAGGAATAACTCTAGAAGATGTTGATTCTAAAGAATTTTTAATTGGTATGGAAATTGAAAAAGAACATTCTGCAGATTTGGCTATTCAAAAGACTCTTACTCTTCAGCATTTAGCAGATAATCCTAAATATTATAGCGAAGGCATGAAAAAGGGGTTTTTTGATAATCCATCTGCTATAAATTTATATAAAAAATATTTTATAGATAAAGAAAAGCCCGAAGAAACAAATGAACCTATTGTATGAAAAAGAAAGCAATTATTTTAATTTTAATATGCATTACATTTATATCATGTAATAAACATATTATGCCTACACAAAAAATAGATGATTCGGCATCAACTCAAATTATAGCAGTTAAAAGTGATCCTATAATTGAAAAAAATATTGAAGCAATTGAAATTGATACAATCTGGAAAACTAGACAACATATAAATTACAATTCTCCAAAAATAGATGAAATAATGAATGTAGTTGTATTAGAACGTAAATAACATCGCTTAAGATAGTATCTTTTGCCCGACGCTCCTTCTGGAGCGTTTCTTTTTTGTTAAAAATGAAAACTTTTATAGCTCTTAAAAATATAATACTAAATTACAATAATTTAACATGAGATACATTACACATATCCCGTTGGCCGGCGGGTTTGGTTTAGGAAATATGAACATAACTGGAACTGCACCTTTAGCAATTACTTCTTATTCTGCATTTGAATCTAATGATAATCTTTTTCGTCGATATTTAAGTAAAAAAGGGTTTGATATCCCATATTATCAAATAGATAAATTAGATTATCATCAAAGTAGATTTCTTTTAGAAAAATATACCGATATTGATTTTATAACTGCTGTTCCTCCTTGCAACGCGCTTTCGCAAGCTGCTTGTAGAGCTAAAGGTTCTCGAGGTACTGCTGCACCAAATGAATGGATGTATAAATCAGCAGAAGTTATTTTACATCATATACGGCCAACAATATACGCCTTTGAAAACGCGCCAGGACTTTTTACATGTAGTGGAGATGTAGTTCGCGAAAAACTTATAGATATAGGCGAAAATAATGGATATTCAATAACTTTTTATAAAACTAATACCATAAAACACGGTATTCCTCAGTTTAGACCTCGTACATTTGGAATATTCTTAAAGGGCTTTGGCGCGCCTATTTTGAATTATTATAATAAACCAATGCCTCATATAATAGATTATTTAAAACAAATTCCTAAAGAAGCAAGTTATCAAGATAAATATATGAATCCTGATTCAAATATAAACGAATATGAAATAACTAAGTTCTTTAAAAAGAAATATGGAGAAGATTGGAGAAACGAAATCTATAAAACATATAAATTTCATTTAACGTCTTACGATTATTTGAAAAGACAACACTTATTATATGAATTTAAAGATTTTCTTGAAACACTACCAAATGCATCAATAATAGTTAAAAAGAATCTTGATCACGTTATTAAAAAAACTGATATAGGCAAAAATTTTAGATTAGGATATAGAGTTCTTGGATTAGATAAAGATCATGTTTATGCAGTTATATCAGAAATGATGAATAGAACTTTACATCCAATTGAAGATAGACTCATTAATATAAGAGAATATATGCACTTAATGGGATTACCACATGATTATGAACTTGAAAGTGCAAAAGAATATCCTAAAATAACTCAAAATGTACCCGTTAGTACATGCGAAGATATAACGACAGAAATAATAGAAATAATAAATGGCAATAGAAAAATATCAAATAGACAAGTTTTAATGCAAGACAATACAAAAGAAACTGAAAATTCAAAAACTATAGCATTATTTTAAATTATAAGAATATGGAAGAAACTTATCACAATACTAAAAATTCAGATAGAAATTATGGAAAAAAACGAGAACCGTTAGCATTAGAAAAATTCTGTAAAGAAAAATCTCTTTCTTATATACAATCTTCTCATGATGATGATACAAAAAATAAATTTGATGCATACATTAATGACTACCCAACTAGCGTAAAATGTTCAGAGAGATGGCCCAATGGAAGTTTTCCTAAAAAGGATTTGATTCCTGAAAATAAATCTGTATATGTTTTATTTGAAAATAACGTATATGAAAACTATTTAGTTTGGTTTGAATCATTAAAAGAATTCATCAATGAAGGAAAGGCGGTTGATCGGGGAGCTTATTATGTAATAGATCAAAAAGATTTATACGATTTACAGGAATTAACAAAAAAATTACATCCTATAATATAAAAATACTTTCTAATGAATAAATTAATAGTTATCTGCGGAGGCGACCGCCTCGGAAAAGGAACATTAATTAAAGGTTTATGCGAAACTTTTGATTATAAAAATATAACTATTCGTCATTGCGATAAACCGCCCAAAGATCTATTAAATGATCAAATTTTAGATTATCAATTAAAAGCGTTTGAACAAGAATTTGAATTAATACATTATGTTCAAACAATGAATAGAAAATTTATGTATCATGATAATATAATTATTTATGATAGATTTCATCTAGGAGAATTTGTATATGGGCAATTATTTAGAAATTATGATGCAAATTTATTGAAAACTAAAATATTAGCGTTAGAAGAAAAAAATTTAAGAAACAATATATGGTTTGAGCCGTATCTTATAACTTTAACTGCTGACTCTGAATTCTTTTTAAATAAAGAAGATGGAAATTCATTTTCAAAAAATTTAGAAGAGAAAACAAAAGAGCTTCAATTATTTAAAGAAACTCATGATTTTAGTGTAATTAAAAATAAATTGTTAGTTAAAGTTGATGAAAATGGTTCTTTTAGATCAAAAGAAGAAATATTAAATGAAGTAATAAATTTTATAAAATGAACAAATTTATAGTAAAAGATAATGTGCCTACCTGCGCAAAGAAAGGGCTACCGCCAAAACCTATAAAAAACAATAAAATATGGTTGCTGAAAATAATAAAATAGCACTAATTTCAGGCATAACAGGGCAAGATGGTTCGTATTTAGCTGAATTACTTCTTTCAAAGGGATATAAAGTTCATGGAATAATTCGTAGAGCATCTACATTTAATACTGCTAGATTAGAACACATTTATGAAGATCCTCATATTCCAGATCATCACTTAACGTTACATTATGGAGATGTATCGGATATATTATCGGTAGAACAAATAATGATGAACGTTAAGCCCGATGAAATATATCATTTAGGCGCACAATCTCATGTTAAAGTTTCTTTTGAATTACCTGCTTATACAGCGCAAGTAGATGCATTTGGCACGTTGAATATGCTTGAAGCTATGAGAAAACACTGTCCCAATGCTAGATTTTATAATGCAGCAACATCAGAATTATTTGGAAAAGCTGAACAGATTCCACAAAATGAAAATACACCAATACATCCGCGAAGTCCTTATGGAGTAGCAAAAGTATATGCTTATTGGATAACTAAAAATTATCGAGAAGCATATAATATGTTTGCTGTAAATGGAATTCTTTTTAATCATGAAAGCGAAAGACGAGGAGGCACATTTGTAACTGCAAAAATTATAAACGGCTTAATAGATTATCTTAAAAATGGTACACCGTTTTATTTGGGAAATATTTACGCAAAACGAGATTGGGGATATGCTCCAGAATATGTTGAATGTATGTGGAGAATGCTACAACAAGATAGTCCAGAAGATTTTGTAATTGGAACCGGCGAAACACATACAATAAAAGAATTTGTAGATGAATGCTTAGAATATTTGCCTAAGCTAGAAATTTCTATTAATTATTCATATAAAAGATTTAGGTGGAGAGAAGACGAAAAAAATAGATGGATTCTTTGGGATGTAAAAGATTGGAAATTAGTAATTGGTATTGATGAAAAATATTATAGACCGGCAGAAGTAGACGTATTACAAGCAGATTCTTCAAAAGCAAAAGAAAAATTAGGTTGGGCCCCAAAAACAACATTCAAAGATCTTGTTAAAATTATGATTGAATATAGAATTAAACACGGTAAAATTTAACAACAATGGACAAAAAACAAGTTATTTACTTAATTGGGAGTTTGAGAAATGAAAAAATTCCGTTTATTGCTAATAATATTAGAAAATTAGGATTCGAAGTTTTTGATGATTGGTTCTCTCCCGGTCCTGAAGCTGATGAATTTTGGAGAACATATGAAAAAAACAGGGGAAGCTCATATAAACAGGCGTTAAATAATTGGGCCGGAAAACATATATATGAATTTGATAAACATCATATTGATAGAGCAGATATTGGTGTTTTATATATGCCGGCGGGTAAAAGTGGACATCTAGAATTAGGATATATGATAGGACAAGGCAAAAAATGCTTTGTATTATTTGATGAAGAGCCCGAAAGATGGGACGTGATGTACCAGTTTGCAGAAGCGGTGTGCTTTTCATTTGACGAATTAAAAGAAGAACTAATAAAATTTACTAGTGATGCAAAAAAATAGTAAAATATACGTAACAGGTTGTGATGGATTAGTAGGTTCAGCGGTAGTTCGCGAACTGCAAAAACAAGGATACACAGATATTCTTCGTTCATCAAAACATAAAGCTTATCATAATGGAACAGTTTATGAAGACGATTATGATTTACGTTACGAAGAAAATGTAACTAAATTGTTTATTCAATTTGGTCCAGAATATGTTATAAATTGCGCTGGAAAAGTAGGAGGAATTAATGCAAATAATACTCAAAGTGCAGAATTTATTCGAGATAATATTATGATACAAACAAATATCATTAATATGTGTTATACGTATAGTGTTAAAAAACTATTGTTTCTTGGAAGCTCCTGTATTTATCCTAAATTATGTCCACAACCAATTAAAGAAGAATATTTATTAACATCATCATTAGAAGAAAGTAATATTGGGTACGCCATTGCAAAAATATCTGGTCTTATAATGTGTCGTATGTATAATAAACAATATGGAAGTAATTTCATCTCGGCAATGCCTACAAATCTTTACGGTCCTAATGATAATTTTAATTTAAAGAATTCTCATGTTTTGCCGGCGCTAATACGAAAATTTCATGAAGCAAAAATTCGTGGTGATGAAAGTATTGAATTATGGGGAACTGGAACCGCAAAAAGAGAATTTTTATTTGTTGATGATTTATCCGAAGCACTAGTATTTTTAATGAATAATTATAACGATTGCAAAGAACACATTAATATTGGAATGGGTGAAGATATAATTATTAAAGATTTAGCCAATTTAATTAAAGAAATAGTTGATTATGATGGTAAAATTTTCTGGAATGTAGATTATCCAGACGGAACTCCTCAAAAATTATTAGATGTATCTAAAATTAATAATCTTGGTTGGAAGGCAAAAATTCCATTAGAAGATGGATTAAGAAAAACATACAAGTGGTTCGTTGAAAATTATGAAAATATAAGAAAATGAAAACAGCAAAAGATTTGGCATATAAAGCATATTGTGACTCTATTAAAGAAATAGGTACAATAACAGATGAAGGAAAAATTAAAGAACGATTTGAAAATTGGTGGAAGGAATGGTATCATAGAGAAGATCATAAAGATAGTTTTCATCATGTGCATTCAGTCTTTATAGATCTTAAATCTTATATACAAGCAGAATAAAAATTAAAAAAATGAAAATTCTAAACAATTGGAAATTTAAAAGACATTTTAGTAATAATTTTTGGTATCGATACGGAATAATGTTTCCGTGGGAACGTAGAAAATATTTGCAAATAGGAATATTTGGGTTTATATATATGTTTCAGTGGGGTAGTTATGAAAATATCTATACTACAATATTATGTCCTGCTTGTGGCACGGTTGAAAATAAAAGAATTAAACTTTCTTGCGCATGTTGCAAAGGAGAAGGATATATTAAAAAATATAAAAAATGAGCTTAACCACAAACAAAAATGACCCGAGATTAAAAGAAGGTCAGAAAAACGAAACAGGCCAACACGAAATATATTTAGTGCTTTCGGAAGAAGAAAGAGCAAAGGGATTTCTTCGTCCAGTGAGAGATTCTTATGTGCATGTTGGCAGAAAACAACGTGGATTGGAAATTCATGAAATACTTAGTGAAGAAGACAAAAAAGAAATGAAAGAAAAATATCCCGAAGATAAAAGGGACTATGTGGCGATATTAACTGTTATGAAAAAAGAAGATGGTAGTTTTCTTGGTGGATCGTATGTTACGCAGGAAGAATTGGACTCCTGGAAATCTGGCACGCTAATAGATGGTTGTGGAACTGTAACGATAATGGGAAGAGAGCTAGCTGAAACATACGCATGTTTTCCAAACTTTTATAGCGCAACATATTGCTGCGGTTGCGGAAAACATTTACCTGTTGAAGAATTTGTATGGGAAGGAACAAATGAAATAGTAGGATCATAAAAATTATAAAGGTATATAAAAATGAAAAAAATTACACTCATCGTTGAGGATGAAAACGGAAAACAAGTAACTGCTTATTTCGATTCTGAAAAAATAAAAGTTATGAAAGATACATACGGTACAAATGTACTTGAACAAATGTATAATGTGTTGATAGAAGAATTAAAACAAATTAAATGAAAAAATATTTCAATACGGAAGAAAAAGCAATTAAGCATCTGGAATATAGAAAACAGTATGCCTATTCTCGTATTGAAAAAAGTGGAGATAAAATTTTAGGAGACGCATCATTCATATATAAAAATAAAAATAATAAATGGGTAGTTTTCGTACAGATATTAACAGATAAAATGATGCATGATATTGAAGAAGTACAATCTATGTTTGATTCTATTCATCCATTAATTCCATTTACATCAGACGAACAGATACTTAAAAGTGAACAACGAATTAAAAAATTAGGCAAGAAATATAAAACTCTTGACATTGAAGATTATACAATAAATATATGGTAAAAGAAGAAAAAATATTAACGCAAACAACTAAATATCGCAAATATTGTGATGACTGCGGAAAAGAAATTACAAGAGGATTGGCTTGTAGTGTCGCTTTATGCGAATATTGCAAAAAAGATTTATGTGAAAAATGTATAGGCTACGAAGAAGAAACTTGGGGAGATTTTAGAACAGTTTATTGTAAAACCTGTTGGGAATTAGGTAATGAATATAGGCCTAAAATTGAAGAATTACATAATGAAATTGATAAATTATATAAAGAATGGCAAGATAAATGTAAAAATAAATGAAAGTAAAAGACATTAGACAACAATTTGTACAAAAGTACATAGATAAAGATTTTGAAGTAGATAAATATGGGGGCAAAACTATAGATTTAAATTGCGTTCAATTTGAAGCTGATGAAAATTATATTTTTGGAGAACCGAATGATGATTACATTAGACGAGAATTGACATGGTATTTATCTCAATCTTTGAATGTTAATGACATTGAAAACACTCCTAAAATTTGGAAGAAAGTAGCAGATCCAGATGGATTTATAAATTCAAATTATGGTTGGTGTATCTTTAGTAAAGAAAACGGAAACCAATATGATAACTGCTTAAATGAACTTAAAAATAATAGAAGTTCAAGAAGAGGAACAATGATTTATAATCGTCCTGAAATGTGGATAGATTATAACAAGAATGGACGTAGTGACTTCATGTGTACCTACGCAGTACAATTTTTAATAAGACATAATATCCTATGGTCATATGTTTTGATGCGCTCGAATGACGCCTGGGCTGGATATCGCAATGATTACGCTTGGCACAAATATGTGCTTAATAAACTAGCGAATGATTTAGAAATAGAAAAAACTATGATGATATGGAACTCTGGTAGTTTACATTTATATGATAGGCAATTCTATTTATTAGATCAATATATTGTTGCAAATAAAACTATTTAGGTTATTAACAATATAAATTAATAATACTTAAAATTATGACACATACATATTTAGATTGGACGCATAAAGGTACAATAATCACAGACATAAGAAAACTTAATAAATCAAAATTATATGTTATTAAAGTAATAGATGGCGAAACATCAGTCCAAATAGATTCTGCATTATTTGTAAGAGATATCATTTTTGAAGAAAGATTAAAATCTTATTTTATTAAAGATATATCAAGAATATCGAGAGAAGAAATTCTTGCAGTTAAATGGAATATGTATATTACAAAGGGATATTATATTAAAATAAATAAAATGGGTGTAGTTGATGAATTTAAACATGATCCAGATAAATGGTATATAAGTTATTTAGAAATAGATGGGCCGTTAGGATTATTTACATCTATATTTAGGGAAAACGACGAAGAAACAAAATAAAATAAAATATGAATACAGAACAAAGACAACCAGGGGGAGCTCGTGTTAACGTTACTCCTGAAATGATGAAAAGTTTTAAAACCGTTACATGTGATTGCGGCGGTCAATTATTCCACGCAGGATTTGTAATTAAGAAAATTTCTCCATTAATTTCTCCTACAGGAAAAGAAGAATTATATCCTATAGAAGTTATTGTATGCGAAGAATGCGGAAAAGTTCCTTCAGAATTTGTTGCGGCAGATATGCTACCTAATAACGTCGTAGCAAAAACTTCAGAGATTATAAAAGAATTAAAAAAACAAAAATAAACTAAAAATAATAAAAACTATGAATCAATATTACAAAGTATCAGTAAAATCTTCATTTGAAGATAAAAAAGGAAATCTTAAATACAAAAAAGATTCTTATATTGTATATGCTATGAATCCGACAGATGTTGAAGCTAAAATGGCGCAACATTTAGGAGTAGAAGATTATGAAATTATAGGCATAAATGTAACTAATATTGTGGATATAGTTAAATAAATATCCCGCAGTGCCTTATAATATTAATAATATATAAATTAAAAATAATTATTAATATGGAAAAATTTACTAATAAGAAGTTTGTTTTTCATGAAACTTTCATGAACATTAACGGAAAGGCTAGTGGTTCAGGCTTCATTGGTGTTGTTTTAGGATTAATTGCAGGCGTAGCGTTTATTGCTACAATAGTTGGGTATTTTTATAAAATGCCCAATACAGTTGAAGTAATGGGTGAAATTTTAAAATTAGTTGCTGCTGCCACATTGTTATTGGGTGTTAGAAAAGTTGCAGGCGCAGTTAATAAAAAAACTGCTGCTGACGATGAAGGTATAACACCCACAGTTCAAAAAACAGAACCATATCCTGGCAATATACTAGAAACTCCCGATAAAGGATGAAAATATGCCACATAACTTTGATTTTTCAAAACTTGAAAATGTTAAAACTATTGAAGTAAATCCAGAAGGCTGGGTTACTCCATTGTATATTGAATACGGAATTGCAATAAATTTAGAAATAAGCGGAACGTTAGATTATTATTGGAAAGTTAAGGGAACACAGCATACATTTACGATACCAGTAATAAGAATGGATTATTTGAGTGCTGGAGATTATAAAAAGCTTTTTGAAAATGTATTGGAAATTTTTAGAGAAGATTATATTTCATGGAAAAATGAAGGATTCGTCACTCAATGGTCAAACGAATATCGTGAACAATACTCAAGATTCATCATTATATAATATTAAAATTAAAAATATTAAAAATATAGTAATTAAAAATACAATTAAATGAGTGATTTAAAATTTTTTCAGTGGATTGCAGGAGATAGAAAAGGCGAAGTAATGGTATTCGATAAAATTGAATCTGAAGCTCCAGATATTTTTATAGTATTTAAAGATGGCTCACGAATAAATGAAAATTTTGTAGCTCCTATAAATCAAAGAGATCTTACTGGAAAATACATGGTTGAAATTGATAGTCCTACTAATGTGTGGACATTTAAAGAAGAGTGGGTTGGAAGAGAAGAGGAACGCTGGGAATGGCGTGATGAAACAAATCCTACAGAAAAAGTTTGTGTTCAACCACTAGTTGAAGGAAGAAAAGTAATTAAGTTGATTCCACCTAAACCTACACCTAAAACTAGTTCTAAATTTGGACAGATAGATAATATTTCACCTGCATTAATAGTAACACCGGAATCACTACAAGGAAAAGTTGGAAGCAATATAATACCAACCAGAGAAAATACCGATCCTGTTTATATTTTAATGTCAAAATCTAAAAAAATAGATAGCGAAATTTCTATGGACATCACGATTTCGTTACCATCTAAAAACTTATATGATATTGCAAAAGAATCCTTTGATGAAGGGCACAAAAAATTCATTGAATATATAATTCAAGAAATAGCAGACGATGAAATAAAAGAAGCTCTTAAGATCGCAATAACAAAATGGTATGAGGATCAATAGAGTTTATTATCTAAAATGATAAATTTATAATGGAAGATAAAAAAATAGAAAAGAAAGTTGTATTTGAAGGAAAATATGAAGATATTATTGAAATAAAAGAACATTTCTATCTTATTTCTAAAAAACGCCAAGTTGCGGTGCTTCCTTATACAATTGATACTCGAGGTCTTCTTGACAAAGTTGGTGTAATAAAAGACTATAATTTTGTATTTGAAGATTATGATTATACTTTGATAAATGGTTATATATCACAAGATGACGGAACTAATTTAGTTGCAGCAAACAGAGTTTTATATGAAGTAATTGGATTGAATTTAACTAATGCAGATGACTGGATGTATTTGGGTAGTTTATATAATACATTAACATCTGATTCTCCTATAGATTTATATTGTGTAGATCTTACTGGAAAAAATGTTATAGAAAACGAAGAAGCTACGGAACGTGGAAATAAAATTATATTTAAAATGATAGATTCTAGTTATGTTATAACTTCAGATGATTCTCTGCTTTTAAGTTCATATTTAAGATTATTCAATTATTTTTATGTAAACTCACTTAATAGTAGTAATAAATAATAAATTTATATCATGAATCGTAAAGAACGCAGAAAAATGTCTCATAATTTAGGCATCATGCAATATCAACAGAAACTTCCTCTTGAAAAAAAGTTTGAAATAATAAGAGAAAATATTATTACAGGTAAAAAACAACAGCAAGAATTTACTGAAGAAATAAGAAGACAGCAAAATCTAACAAAAGAACAACGAGAAAATGAAGCCATACAATATATGGCAGCAAATATTGCTAAAACAAAGGAAATACCATTGATAGATGCACTAGAAGAAGCTCAACAAATATTCCAAAAAAATACGAAAAAATAGTTTATGAAGTTCTATGTAACAGTAGAGAATACTCAGAGGCTTAAAAAATCATTCCTCAATTTAAAATTATTTTCTATAATCTATATTCCTGAAATTATTGAAGAATATGGGTATACTTATGATACTATAGATGATTATGGTTCTTTTATTATAAGCAATCAAATTGATAATTTAATAAAAGTATACGCAAAATCAAAAAGAATAAGAGGAATAATTTATTCTAATCCATTAATAACGGAAAAAATTCTTCCAAATTTATTTGAAACTCTCGTTAACGTAGACACAATAAATGAAGTAGTATTATTAGATGATTATAACGTACCTAAATTAACTCATTTATATTCAAATTTTGATGAAATTGCTTTCTTTCCTTCTATTAAAAAAATACGATTAATTGAATGCACAAAAATTTCAAATCTAAATAATATAGATTGGCGAACTAAGAAAGTTTAAGAAGAAAGCCTGATCGAATGATCAGGCTTTTTTTATTTGAATATATAAAATAAAATACTAATATGGGCTGGACAAATGTTACATCATTAACAAAAATTTGGCAAAAACAGGCTAAAACTTCTTTAGGTTTTCAGCAACTTGCTGTAGCATACCCTACTGTACAGGCTGGCGTTGTTAAAAAATATACAGATATTAAAATTTCAGAAACCATTGATAAAGATGCACAAACTGCATTTAATAATTATTTAAATTCTTATAATAATGGTACATTATCGTTAACTTCAGAAGAAACAAAAAAATTAGCTTCGGCTGTTTGGTCGAAAAAAAGAACAGAAGTAGGTGCTTTAATAGGATTATCGGCAGAAAAGCAAATAGCTTTATTAAATTCTCAATTATTTAAAGGAACAACTAGATTATCAGAAAATGCTATATCAGAATTACCTGACAAAAAACCATTTGATAGAAGATTAGATAGATATGAAATATACATAGGAGGAAAAGAAAATTTAGTTGTGCCATTAAATACTGCACAAGCTGATGTTGCAACATCAGGATATTTAATGTCTTCTGTAACATTAAATGCTATAGATGATAAAGTTTTAACTAATAAACAAGAATTTGTAGATAGAAGAGAAATATTATATAAACAAATGGAGCATGACGAAATGTATTATGGCGTGCCAGCTTTACAAAATTCATATGCTCTTATAAATCTTTATGGATCTAAAGCAGGATCACTATTGATTAATGAAAAAAATAAAAGGAGATGGTATGAAATTGATGTTGCTCAAGATTCATTTGGCACACCTGTATATAATTTCGCAAGTACTCCTACTACATCTGCTATAATAGATTGGGGCAAGGGTGATCCCTATGGAAGAACTCCTTATCATTTTACAGATTTTGTATTTTCTAAATATTGGAAAAAAATAGAAAATAATAGAATGATAACACTAAGAAGATATCCTGCTCCTATGTATGATAACTTAAGATTTCCTGGAATGGGAGGATCAACCGATAATAAAGAAATTACTACATTACCGCCAATGGCTTCAGCAGTAACATATTTTGGTGGAGATACAGAAAATTCAATAAGTTCAATACTTAAATTTACTACAGGATATAATTGGGGAGAAGTACAAGGAGACGTATGGGGTGTTACAGTAGAAGGTGGAGTTCCTGATAATATGGCTGGCATAGGAAAATTATTCGGAGGTACAATAGGAGCTTTAGCAGAAATGCTAAACGTGGCAACTGGAAGATTTACTCCAGCATTTATAGCAAATGAAGGACAACTTCCTCCCGATCCTTATCAAGATGGTCCCTTTGAAAATAGAATTCAGGGCCCTGTTAATCGTATTGATAAAGTAGCAAAAAGAGATCCAGGTCTAAAATTTCAAATGGACGGATTAAAACTTGTATTTGAGTATGTTGCAAGACCTATAGGAGGAATAAATACTAAGGCAATTTTATTAGATATTTTAAGTAATTTTTTAGTTATTGGTTCTGCAAGTGCAGTATTTTTTGGAGGTGCACACAGATTTATGGCAGATCCAGCAAAATATCCTTTTATTGGTGGAGATAACACGATGGAAAAATTGTATACCGGGAATGTAATTGGATATAGTGCCGATGTACTTACTTCTTTTGTAGGAAAAGGCGGATTGCTAGGAGACGCATTTGGTGATATATGGAATGATATGAAAGGCGCAGCTCTAGATGCTCTTAGATCTATTCTTCATATGGATGGAACTGGAGCTTTAAATTCAGTAAAATCATTAATTGCAGGAGATAATAATACTAAGGGTGTTTTGGGAAATTTTATTAAAAATAAAGTTGCTAAATCAGCTGGTCATGTTCCTTATCTTAAAGGTATGAAAGCAATTTTAACAGGAGAGCCCGTAGGAGAATGGCATGTAACTATTGGAAATCCATTAAATCCAATTGCAATGATTGGAAATTTAATTTGTGATGATATAAATGTAGAATTTAATGAAGAACTTGGCCCCGATGATTTTCCCACAGAAATGAAGATAACTGTAAACTTAAAACATGCAATGGCAAGAGATAAAGATGCTATAGAATCAATATTTAATAGGGGTATGGGCAGAATTTATAATCTTCCTGATTCATTTCTTGGCTCTGGTGATTATCAAACATCTGTGGATAAAAACACACAAGGTAAATATAAAACAGGAACAATGCCAGGAGGAGCAGCAGGATTTTATTATCGTAGAGGAATGGATAGTAGAGCTGTTAGTGCAAAAGAAATGAATGGTAGTAGTCTTTCAAATCATGGCGTTACAAGTGTTTGGGATAGATATGCATTTCATGTTGGAATATCTGAAAATTCACGAATTGATGATATTAAAAATTCAGATATATTTAAAAGCGCATATAGAACAGCTGATTGGGTTGCGCAAAGAGCATTATTATAAAATAACAATTAAGATATGTTTCCAAATAGTTTAGATAAAAAGGCAATATTTGTTAAAGATGACGGCACACAAGTTAAAGATTTAACTGAATCTATGTTTAATTTAGGTAATACATCTTATGCTAAATATAATGTATATCGTGTACCAAAAGAATATGCAATGAGACCAGATTTAATAGCAGCTGCTGTGTATAACAGTGCTTCATACGCTGAAATTATTTTAAAGTATAATGGTATTTCAAATCCATTTTCTATTAATGAGGGTGATTTAATATTGGTACCGGCTTTAGATTCTGCTAAAGATAATATAAAAACACCACAAGGAACTGCTTTTGATGCAGCTAAATTAATTAGAGATAGTTATAAATATATTGATCCTACTAAAATTCCAAAATATAATAACGCATTTGACAAAAGACAAATTGTTGGTGGCGCAAAAGATGGCGCTCTTCCACCTAATATTGCAAAAGAAGGCGAGCCTCAAATAACTTATAGAAACGGTAGAGTATATTTTGGACCAGGCGTAGACACATGTTTGCAAAATGGAATGACGTCTAGCGAATTTTTAGCAAATATAATAAAAAGTAAAAAGGTATAATGGCAATAGTATTTAAACCAAGTACATCAACAGTTTCTCAGCAACCTTCTGATAATACAGGATCTAAATATAGAATATTAACTATATTTGAATCTACTATACAATTGGACGAATTAGCTATAATTAGCGATGAAACCGCTGACAGTAAAAAACATAAAATTGAAGATGTAGCTGGTACAGAATTTCCTTTAATAAAAATAAATGATTATCTTTTTAATAGAAAAGAAATTACATCAATGTCAATTGATGTCACGAATTTTTTACCAAAAATTACATTAACGGTTAATCTTATAGATCAAGTATTTTTAGTAAGAGAAATGCCAAAGGATGGCGATATAATTTCATTAGCTATAAGAAGCAAAAGCGATATTCTAAAAATTATTCGTAATGATTATGTAATAACTGGAGTTCATGTAGCGGTTACTTCAACAGATGTAAAAGCGCCTACTATAATAACCTTTTACGGAGAATTATTTGTTCCCGGTTTAAAAAGCCAAGCTAATGATTTTTCTTTTTTAGGGACATCATTTGAAGCATTACAAGATTTTGCTAAAAGATATGGATTGGGTTTTGCTACTAATGAAGAAAATACTGATGATAAACAAGTATGGTTAAAGGCCAATGTTGCAGCAGATATCTACGCAAATGATATTGTTAATAGAGCATGGAAAGATCCTACATCTTTTTATACTTGTTGGATAGATTTATATTATAATTTGAATTTTATTAATGTAAATAAACAATTATTGTCTACAGAAGATGAGATAGATCCTGCCGCATTGATAAATAATATTGATAAAGCATGGACATTTGGAGAAAAAAATAAGCCTGAAGAAACTATACCTATGCTTAAATTATTTTCAAATTATGCTAAATTTAAAAATACATCTTTTTATATAAGTGCTTGGCAACCTATAAATAGAGCATCTGAAATTACTTTTTACGTGGGAACATCAATGATTTGTGAATTATTTGAACACAATAAAAATATATATGAAAATCCTAAAACTAACGAAAATAAAAATTATTGGGCAGTAAAAGAAGAGCCAATATACGATGAGGCTAAAACATTAGCGTATATTTTACTTAGAGGTAGAGCATCAGGAAAAGTACCAACAGATATAGCAAAAACATTACCACCAGATGAAAGTAATACATATTCTGCAAAAGCACACAACAGTTTTAAAGATTTATATGAAAAACACCCCTGGCTAGGCACTCAATATACTGTATCAAACCCTGATGCTGATCATTCTCAATGGGATGGAAATCATCATCGTCAGTATCAACGAGCTAAAGGACATAATTTAATAAATTTAAAAGAATTAGATAAATTAAATATTCATATAGAAGTTTATGGAAATAATTTTAATATCATAAAAGGAGATAAAATACCCGTACTTTTATTTAGAACAAACACATTTGAAAATATTATGGTTAGCGCTGAAACTGGACCACATAGTTATTTGGATTTTTTTTATAGTGGATGGTATTATGTTAAAGGTTTTACAATAAATTGGGAAAATAACAGCAGACCATCTATTTCTAGTCAATTTAGTCAAGAATTTGTTTTAACAAGAAGAGAATGGCCAACGCCTATATTAGTTGAACCTATAAAATCAAAAATATAATTTTATACAATGAATATTTATAAGCAATTTAGAAAAATAGACAAAACAGCGGGCCCATTTACTTTCTCAAAAAGATTTGATGAACCTACATATTTTTCTTTTAGATTAAGATTTAGCGAAGGAGAAGATAAGTATAATAATTATGCGTCTGATGATAAAAAGAATTATGATAGAATGCCGCATCCACTTTTTTCTACAGATGAGCAAAAAGGAAAAAGTATAGATTCTGTAAACAATTATTCAGCTATTAGATATTTAAGAGATGCAAATGAACATACTAGAGCAGATATGCTTATAGATTTTATTGAAAAATTTAATACTTTACAAGATAGTTATCCATATTATTTTCAAGCTATAGAAGGCATTTCAGATTTATTAAAAATTGATACTACTAAAGGACAAAGAATATTAGATAATAAAAAAATAACGGTAACATGTCTTGAAGCTGTAGATTTAAGAATGAGTTATTTAATGAATCTTTATAGAAAAATTGTATGGGATGATGTTTATCAAAGATGGGTACTACCTGATATGATGAGATATTTTACTTTGCAAATTTATCTTGCAGAATTTAGAACATTTCATTTACCACAAACATCTCGTACAAGTTTAATGAGTGGCTATGGACAATATCAAGATGCAGCAACTAGATCAACAAGATCTTTTGTAAATCCGGGACAAGGTTTATTGAATATGTCAGAAAAGTTCAAAGATACTCTATCTATGACTAATACGATACCATCGCAACCTCAACTTAATACTGCGCCATTATATTTAACTGTTCTTGATGATATTTTACCTACATGGGAAATAACATGTGAAATGTGCGAATTTGATATATCTGATATAACTTTCGATCACTTAGATAATTTAACAGTTGCGGGTGATCCTGCAAAGGGCGGAATAAAATTTGGAATAAAAGTCGGAAACATTAAAGAATTTCAAACTTATCCAGTTTTCATGCATAAATTCTTAAGCGATAGAAAATTAAATGCTATTAATAGAGCTAAAGAATATCCTTCAACTAGAGAAGACGCTAATAATAAATATAGTTATCCTACATCTTTACAAATTGCACAAAATAGAACAGAATTAAGAGAAAGCGTAACACAAAGTAATAATCCACATACACCTGGCACACCATATGTTGAAAATGCAAATTCATATAATTTATTTGGAAAAGGTGGGCCTGGCGCAGATAGAATATGGGGAACTAAAGATGATGATGTAACAAGAGTTGATCCAATGAATCCTAATACATGGGTAGGAAATGCTATGACATGGGGATATAATTATGCTAAAAACTGGATTAATAGAGGAATTGATAAACTTAAAATGACTTCTGTTCCTTCATTAGGAATATCTTATGAAGAAGTAAAGGCAGTATTGCAAACCAAAAATATAATTGGAGCAATAGGCATGATAAGAAAAGGAGTAAATACAGTAGCTCAACAATATGCAAATGCACCATCTTCTAAATTAGAAGAGCCTATTCAAACTGATATTATAATGAAACAATTTTTATTAACTTTAAGGGATATACCATTATCAGAAGCTACAGATGATGAATCTCGTCAATTAATTGAAGTTGCTAATCAAATTTTATCAGATAAATCTGCTTGGGAAAAAACAATAGAATATTCATTAGCAGAATTACCTTCTCCGGGTATTGGCAAAATTATCGAAAATGCTGATCAATATAAAGCTGCTACTGAAAGACAAACGAAAGCATCTTCAGCTTTTGGAAATTTAGAAATTATATCAGGATTAGCTAAAGTAGATTCAAACGCAGTAGGAAGTGAAATAAATCAAGGACCTGTAATGTTAAGAGGAGTTAGTTCCGAAGATTTAGGTACCATAGTTGCAAAAACGATTGATGATCAAACACAACCATCAGAAAAACTATCATCTAAAACTGAAATTTCTGGATTAGAATCTGCAGTAGCATCAGAAAAACTATCGTCTAAAACAGAAATTTCTGGATTAGAAACAATTCAGCCTTCAGAAAAACTATCGTCAAAGACTGAAACTTCAGGATTAGAATCTGCTGTAGCATCAGAAAAACTATCGTCTAAAACTGAAATATCGGGATTAGAATCTGCAGCAGCATCAGAAAAACTATCTTCTAAAACAGAAACTTCTGGATTAGAAACAATTCAGCCTTCAGAAAAACTATCGTCAAAGACTGAAACTTCTGGATTAGAAACAATTCAGCCTTCAGAAAAACTATCTTCAAGAGCTGAAACCTCAGGATTAGAATCTGCAGTGCCTTCAGAAAAACTTTCTTCAAGGACTGAAACTTCAGGATTAGAATCTGCAATGCCTTCAGAAAAACTATCGTCAAGGGCTGAAACTTCAGGATTAGAAACAATTCAGCCTTCAGAAAAATTATCATCTAAAACTGAAACTTCAGGATTAGAAACAATTCAGCCTTCAGAAAAACTATCATCTAAAACTGAAATTTCTGGATTAGAATCTGCAGTGCCTTCAGAAAAACTATCGTCAAGAACTGAAACCTCAGGATTAGAATCTGCTGTAGCATCAGAAAAACTATCATCTAAAACTGAAATCTCAGGATTAGAATCTGCAACACCTTCAGAAAAACTATCTTCAAGAGCTGAAACTTCAGGATTAGAATCTGCAATGCCTTCAGAAAAACTATTATCAAGAGCCGAAACTTCTGGATTAGAAACAATTCAGCCTTCAGAAAAACTATCATCAAAGACTGAAACTTCTGGATTAGAATCTGCAAT